TATTCAATTCCATAATTCATATCCACAACTCCCAATGGTTCAAAAAATATCATGTAATTATCTATTACAGTGCATTTTCCATATTTTAAATGATATGCTTCCAAAGCATCTTTAAGAAAAGTTTCTGTAACATCCAGATGCTCCGACATTTCGTGTAAATTTCGACAGCCATATTTGTAAGCAGATAATATACCAGATAAACCAATTTGCTTATTATAAGCCCACATGCGAGCTTTTCTTTCCTGTTTGATGTTTTCTGTTTGGTTCTGGTCTAATATGTTTCCTGCGCTGGTGTAATGATGTCCAAGTTCTTCTGCAAGAACGCAGGCCTTCTCAGCAGTTGTATCGATATTTTCTCTAATAGCAACTACTCCATCACAATATAATCCTTTGATATTTTTACTTTCAAATGGATAATCAACAACATCTATACCGTCCTTGCAGGCTTCATCTTGTAACTTTTCGTATATATTCATAAGTACACCTCCCACTCTAGCATATTGCATTAATTACCTTACTTACGTTTATTTTTAACAAATTCAGCAAATTGACGGATTTCGTTTAATTCGTCTTCTGTATATTCGTTACCGTCAAAATGAGCAGCAATGGTAGATACTTCATCTTGATTATCGTCAGCTAGATAATCAATAGAACATCCTAGATAAGAAGAAAGCTTTTTCAATGTTGAAAGCTTAACGTTATCTGTTCCCTTACTATAAAAGCCAGCTATGGTTGTATATGGAATACCGGATTCTTTTGACAATATAGATTTGTTAATTCCCTTTTCTGCCATTAAGGCATCTAACTTATCAGTAAATGACATGATACTTACCTCCTGTTAACTCTTATTATACATAGAAAATTAACTTTGTAAAGTAAAAAATTACCCCATAAAGTAAAAAAATATAATTTACAGGTTGACAAATTACCCTACAACGTATATATTAGAATCATAAATTACCCTACAGGGTAAAAGGAAGGAGGGAGAAAGATGTTTCCGAACTTGAACGCAGAAATGGCCAGAGCGAAATTAACAATAAAGGGGCTATCAAGAATTACAAATATAAATTATGAAACCCTTAAGTTGAAATTTAGAGGGATAACAGAATTTAAATTGTGTGAAATGATAGAAATTAAGCATAAAGCTTTTCCTGGAAAGACTTTAGATTATTTATTCGAAACAGAAGAACCAGAACGCAAGAGCAGTTAGGAGGTGAGAAAATATGAATTTAACATGTTGTGTAGCTGGAATCGCCTTGTTAGTATTAGCGGTTATTCTCTGTGCTATTACGGAAAATAAAATTCTCTGGATATCAATATTGATTATTGGAGAAATAGTGGCGTTTTTAGGATATGCACCAGTATTCTCAAAACTCTTTAGTTAATAAAGATATGCAACGTTCATATAACTTATCGGTATCTTTAGATGCACCGTGTTCAAGTACCTGATTAGCTAATTTAAATAGAGAACGTCTTACGGAACGATGGGAACAAACGGCAACGAGCGTCAGTGTTGTTTTGTAAAAAGTTAATGCGTAACCATTTCTATGGGGTCCATATTGACAGTTTGAATATGCATTGGAAAATTTACCGCATAGCTCTAATCGTTTCTCAATAGTATGTACCATTTTGGTAATTTTGTATTCTTTGACAGAATGAATAAGTGCAGTAATTGTAGGTGCAACGATTGCGGCAATGGCAGCGATGTATGCGGCGGTAATGGTAAAAGTATTATCCATATGAAACCCCTCCTTTTTATGTTGTTAACTATAATTTACATAAAAAGAATATTGGGGAATCGGTAAAAAGTCAAGAGGAAACACGATAGGAGATGAGAAAAATGTTTTTTCAAGACATCCAAATGAATAACGGAACGGTTTTTAGTGGAGAAAAAAGAGGAGAACTTGTCCAAGAAATTATAGACAAGTTCTCCAGAGAAAAACTCACGCATGATGAAGCTATAGAGGTTTTAGAAGGAGCGAAGGACGTTTTAGGAGAATTCAGCATAGTGCAAAAAACTTATTAAAGATTTTTCTGTAACATTTCTTGGAGAATGTAAAAAATGTCAATAAAAACATTGGAAAGGGGGCGACCTTTATGGAAGGTGTGGCACTTTTGGAAATTGTACATGGACAAATGTATTACTCGAACAAACAGCTCGCAGAGGCATTTGGTGTTTCTCTGGGGACTGTCCATCGTAGAAAGGTAGGGATCGAAAAAGAACAGAAGAGATATGGTAATTATGCCATCATCTCTTCCGGAACAAATCTCTATGCCTACATAGATTACGATAAGTATCACAAAGACTTGGAAGACCCGATTATGAGAAAACACGTTCCGGATTATGACCCGGCAGAAGTAGCTGCATCTTGTGGCTACGGAAAGCGGATCAGGATGCTCAAATAAAAAAATGTGCCTGCGGGAGCGGCAACTCCCGATTGGGCACATAGAAAATAACTCAACTAAATTGTAACACAAAACCAGAAAAATGGAAGGAGAAAATTATGATCACAGAAGAAAACAAGTTTTTAGGATTGAAAGAAATCAAGAACTTAATCGAAAAAGTATACGCAGCACAGCAGGCGGGAAATCATGTTGTTTTCACATACGGTAACTATTCAGTGAGCGTGACTGCTATAAAAGGAAAAATTTCCGAAAACAAAGAATGGGACAAAAAGTTTGAAATAGAAACTTTTGCTAGTGACATCATGCAGAAATACAATGCCTGCATGGATTACCTTGACCAGTTGGCCAAAGAATGAAGTGATGACATGAAGAAATTTATAGGAAATACGATAGTAATCATATCCTTCCTGTTTCTTCTGTGGGTCTGCGTGAGCTGGATCAATGTCCTGGCACATAATGACCCACATAGGGGAGATCAGAAGTATGCGCCAGGAAATGTGTTTGTGATGATGAAGGAATATGAAAAATAAACAAAAAGGAAATCCAGTGAAAATAATTCGCTGGCAAGATGGAAGCTTAGAGTGCGTCCATGGAACAGAAGCAGAAGTAGAAAGTTATGCAGAACAAAGAAGTAAAGTGATTAAACAGAATTATGTGATTGTATGAAAAAAGAGGAGCCAAACATTTGACTCCTCTTAAGCAAATACCAAGATGGTACACGCCTAAAAAAACCATATCTAAAGTGTACTATCTGCAATTTAAAATGTCAAGAAATAATCGGGTGAAAGTCCCGTATAAAGCTTGATAAACGTATTAAGGATAGGACCAGATATGAGTTATACGAAACATATATATAATCTTGGAAATGCAATAGAGGTAGAAGAAAAACACACGTACAGACTTCGTGCCCCCGGGATGAAGAGGGAGAAGAAAAGAAAACTGACCCCTGCCCAGATGAAAGCTGTCAATCAGAAAAATAAAGAGAAGAGATGCAGGAGAAGATTGAGGAAGTATTTCAGGGAGAATGATTATTTTGTATGTCTTACTTACAAAAAAGAAGAACGTCCTTCTAGCATGGCGGAAGCCAGGAAAGATTTTTCGGACGCTTTAAGGAAAATCCGCAAAGAGTATGCAAAAGCTGGCTACAAGGTAAAGTGGATCCGGAATATTGAAGTAGGGACAAGGAACGCATGGCATATTCATTTAGTCATCAACAGGATACCGGATACAGACTTGATCCTGCGGAAAGCCTGGAAGAAAGGTAAAGTAATCTGCCAGCTCATGTATGAAAAAGGAGAGTTTAAGGACCTGGCAGCCTATCTCACAAAGACTCCGGAAACAGACAAGCGTTTAAGGGAGTCACTTTATGATACATCAAGAAATCTTCCTCTACCGGAACCGAAGAAAAAAACATACATACACTGGAAAACTTGGAACAGGATACGTGTACCAAAAGGATATTACATAGATAAAGATTCTGTCTATGAGGGAGTCAACCCTGTTACAGGATACCCATTTAGAGAATACACACTATTGAAAATAAAGAGGAGGGAATGAAATGGAAGTACATATCTACATAGGGACAGACAGTAAAGCTCCAAGAACACAAACCCGCAAATACGGATATGTGCTTGCCTGCATCCTAAAAGGGAAACTAGAAACAAAGCAAGAGTTCAGAGAAACAAAAGGAACATATAACAGAGCCACCCTGGAAGCTATAACGGAAGCAGTAGGCAGGGTAGTAAAACCAAGTGAGATACATATCCATACTGAAAACGCCTTTATTCTCACGATGCTAGAAGAAAATTTAGACAGATGGGAACAAAATGGATATGTAACCACAAAAGGAGAACCAGTGGCAAATGGAGACTTGTGGAAACAACTGAAAGAAGAAGCCGGAGAGCATCTGCTTTTGTCAGAACCGGGAAAACACGAATACAGTATGTGGATACAAGAACAGCTAAAAAGAGCAACTATAAATCGCTAAAAACCGCATAAATCCCAAATAGGGGAGCGATTTTGAAAAGTAGTAAGAAAGAAGTTATCCACAGCATTGTGGATAATGTGGATGACTGATAGAAAGGATGAAGAAAGATGTTTGATAAATTTGGAGAAATGAGCAGCTACAAAGAAATCAATACTCTTGCAGAAAATTTGTTCAACGAGAATGACATTGAAAGTCTGAAAGAAATGGCAAAAGAAAACGGCATTACAGAGGACTTCATAGAACTCTACCTGCAAGGCGACATCATGGAACTGTGTGACGCAGAAACGGCAGCATACGGAAAGATCGATGTCGAAGTGGCCGATCTTAAGTTAAAAGGAATCATGGAAGACTGGGTGGAATATCTTCGTGTCCAGATTTCGGACAATGATTTACTTGCTCATCAGGTACGAAAAAAAGGCAAGAGCTTAAAAGACTGCATAGCGGCATTACTTAAGTGGTCCTTTAAAAATCAGGTCCCGGTGGATAAGGAAATCTTAAAAGCAGCGGAAGTAACAGCCGGGAAGGTGACACTGGGCATCCCGAACATGGGCAAGGCAAAAGAAATCATCAGAAATTACTATCTGGGAGGCGAAAAAGAGTGAAAAGAGCAAAATTTTTGAAAATACCTCTATGCGCTTTGTCAGATGTGAAGAGCGAAAAAGAAGTAATAGCAAAAAGCCGGATTCTGGAAGTTGGTGGTGAAAAAGCCGCAGAAATTAGCCTGTATTATAAAAATCAATTAAAAGCCCGCTATTTCGCAGACGAAGAAAATCATTATGCCTGGATTAACGATAAATGGACAACCTGCAGGTTAGATAATGTAGCAAGAATGTGCAAGAACTTACCTGTTGAAAAAGAAGCTTATTATTGGAGCAACAAAGAATTTATCTGGAATACAAAAGAGGATAAACAAAGAGTAACAGATTTCTTGGATTCATGCGATGTCGATGATTATGAAACTAATTTAAGTGAAATCAAGAGAGCAAGAGCGAATAAAAGAAAGTCTGAAAGGATTGAAAAGGAAATGTCAGACGTTCCTTGCGTCACAGAAGACATGGAACGTTGGCTAGATGAAAAAGTATTTCCGGGTCACATTTTATTTTCAAAAAGAGAAGGTAAGGGAACGGCATATATCTGTACTGCCTGCAAAAGGAGCGGATCAGTAAAGGAAAAATGGAAACATAAAGAGATTGTCCACTGCCCTAAGTGCAATCAAGTAGCATCTGTAAATAACCGTCAGAAGCAAAAAGTTGAACATACTCCAGTAGTGATATTGCAGAAATGTAATGATAGATGGGTAGAACGACAATTTAAAGCAATATGCCGCTGGAGCAAGGGAGGGAAAGAGATTAAGTTATTTGAACAATGTCGGGCACTTATTCCAATGGGAAAAACATACGGAAAGGTCTATTACGGAACGATCAATAACGCAGATGAGTTTGAACAGGACTTCTGGGATAAGAATCCGGCCGGAAAACGATTCTCACCTTCATATCTATATCCGGGAAATCTAAAGGAAGTTTTGCCATGTGGAAATCTGGAGAGGAGCGGGATGGATATTCTTGCAGATAAAGGAAAGAAATTCTACGTGAATAGATATATCATGTGCTTTCATGCAAGACGATATTGGGAGTATCTAGTGAAAAGCGGATTATACGAACTGGTGACAGAACTTTGTAGTGGATATTGGTGGGGCGAACTTTCAATACACTCTGCAAAGGCCAGAAATCTAAAAGAACTTTTAAGGGTAGATGGAAATCGCGTAAATCGAATGAAACAGATCGATGGCGGAGTTAATGAATTAGAATGGCTGCAATATGAGCAGAAGCAGGGGATTAAGATCTCCAAGGAAAGCTTGGAGTGGCTGTCAAAGAAAAAAATGACCTTATCAGAATGCAAAGAAATCTTGAATGATTTAGGAAGTGTCAACAAAATGGTTAACTATTTAAAAAAACAAAAAATAGCACCAAGCAAGGCGATAACAACTTGGAGAGATTACCTCCAGATGGCGCTTTTAGAAGGCTACGATACACAAGATAGTATAGTCCGTTTTCCGAAGGACTTAAAGCTTCGCCATGACCAGTTAGTAGAACGTAGAAATGCAAAGAAAGAAAAAGAAAGACTAAACGAATATGCAGAATTAGATAAGCAGATAAAGAAACACCTGCCAGAAGTAAAAGGATATTTCTACGAAGATGATACATACATGATTATTCCGGCCGGTAAGTGTGAGGAGGTGATGAAAGAAGGAAGGGAACTGCATCATTGTGTAGGAGCAAGTGACACTTACATGAAAAAGATGGCAGCGGGAGAAACATGGATCCTGTTTCTTCGCAAGAAAGAAGATTTAGAAAAAGCATATTACACAGTAGAAATTAATTTGAAAACAGATAAGATTTTACAGTTTTATTCAGAGTTTGATAGACAGCCAGATAAAAAAGCAATTGAGAAACTACTGAACAAGTACACAAAAGAGCTTAAAACAATGAAACAACCGATTATGGCAGCGGCAGTATAGGAGGCAACATGGAATATAAACAAATGACACTCGCAGAGTGGCTAGATATCAAACAGAAATTAAAAGAGAACATCTCATCCGCAAAGAACAAGCTGAACGGCTTAAAGAAAGATTTTGTCCGTATCGGCTATCTCTTGCGCAAAATAGATGATAACGAATTATACAAGCAAGATGGCTATAAAAGTATCGCAGAATTTGCGAAAGCAGAATGTGGCTTATCTCCGTCAGATACAACAAGATTCATTCAGATAAACAAAAAATATTCTGTAGGCGGCAATTCCGAAGAACTCCGGCCAGAATTTCTCAACTTTGGTCAAAGTAAATTAGCAGCAATGCTGACCCTTCCGGACAGTGATCTGGCAATGATTACCCCAGAAACGAGCAGAGAAGATATTCGGGAATTAAACCGTTTTAATAAGTCTGTCCCAGAGTCAGAATTAGACAGTAACATAGAGCAGCTTATCAGAGACTTCTACATATCTCAAGATCTTGTAAGAAAAGCGGTAGCGGTAAAAAACAATGTAAAAGAATTACGAGAACTGATTGCGCCGAGTGGAAGCCGGTCTTTCAGAAAGAGCAAATGGTTCATCATGTTTCATGAAAACAAAATAAGTGTCAAGGAATACGCCGGAATAGCCAAAGAAATGTCATGGGAAGAGTTTACAAAGATAACGGCTAAGGCCCTAGAAAAATATGAACCAGATGATGCAACACGGGAGGAAAACACAGATGGATTTAAGGGAGATAGCAAAGACAATAAACAAGACAGCATCAGAAGTAGAACAGATGATGAACGAAATAGTATTGGGAATGGAGGAAATGTTGGAGAAAATGGCACAGGAGCCAGAGAAAATGACATGGGAACCGGAGAAGATACCAGAAAGCCGGAAGAGAACACACCAGAGCCTACACAGAGCGAAACGGAACATGAAACCGATAACAATATCCCAGAAGAATCCAGAGAAAAAGATATGGGATACACAGAGAAATCAGAGAGAGAAGAAAACACCGAAAAAGAAGTAATTGCGCCGGCGCAAAAATCGCCAAAACCCGCATTAATCCCAAGTAAGGAAGCGGTTTCAAAAGAGGATAAAATCATCCGCTGGGATAAAATGAAATCCATGTCTATCTCAGAAGTAGCCGAATTATTACACTTGGGATACAAGAGCCACCATCTAACCTTTAACAGCATCACAGACGTAGAAAACTGGCTGAGTGAGGAAATGGAAAAATAGCTGGACACCCTCTAAGGGTTTACATATTACACGAAACTTATCAACGGTTCCATGGGAACTATATGCCATTGTTATTCCTCCGGAATAAATCCGGAGGAGGAAGGAGACCTAAATTGAAAAGACGAAAGAAACATAAATCAAGCATTCTCCAAGAGAAGGGAAGTCCATGCTATCTATGCATGAAGATGCGGCCGCACTACGAATGGCAGAAAGCAGTACATGAGCATCACATCTTCGGAGGTTCAAATAGAGATAAATCAGAAGCAGAAGGATTAAAAGTCTATTTATGTTTAGACCATCACATAAACGGTAAGGAAGCGGTACATAACAACGCAGGATTAATGAGAGAACTTCGCCAAGATGGACAAAAAGCCTTTGAACAGAATCATACAAGAGAAGAGTTTATGGAACTCTTTGGAAAAAACTATTTGGAGGATTAGCATGGATTTCGGAAAAAGATCACGAGAAGCATTAAAGGCCAGCTGGATTCCTATTGAAGTAAAATTTCCAGAACATGAACAAGTAGTACTTATTTCTGCCCAAAATAGACCAGATACGATGATTGCAACATATCGCGAGGATACGGAAGGAGGAGCATTTTACCCACCGTTCGGTAATGCAAGCTACACAGAATATGATGTCTTCGTGATTGCATGGATGCCTATACCAGAACCATATAAACCAAAAGATACAGAAGTCGTGACATGGAAGAATAAAGTACTAGATGATTTCATGAAGGAGGCAGGCAGATGAAAGAATACATAAAATGCCCAGAATGCCCAAGGTGCAACCCACAGCCTGGCAAAAGAGATGGGGTCAAATGGGGAATATGCCATAATGGTGGAAATATGGTCTACCTGGAGCCAAGAAAAATAAAAAGAGCCAGAGGAAGTGGATACATATACGAACCGATATCTAGTTGCAGGATGTATGAGAAGGGAGAATAAGGATGGATAAGAAAAAAACTGTCAGCTTTGATTTATTAAGAATCAATAATGGAATGAAGAAAATATGTACATGCAATCCTCCACATTATGAGCTTAGTGTTGAAAATCGAATTATTATGTGTAGAGATTGCGGAGCGGTTGTGGATCCATTTGAGGCAATGTTGTCAATCGCAAGATATCATGAGCAACTAAGAGAAGAAACCAATCGATTAAAAGAAAAAGTAAAATTTTATTCAGAAGAAGCAAATAAAGAGCTAAAAAGAATGCGTAAGAGCAGGGTGTTTCGCGAGATGGAAGAATCGTATAGAAAAAATATGCTTCCGAGATGTCCGAAGTGCAAAGAATACTTTGACCCACTGGAAATTATTGAATTTAGAAATGCAAAATATATAAAACAAGAGGAGGAAAGGTAGTAAGCGACCTATGAACCATGAATCCAGAATACTGCAAGATATGCTCATTGACGGAAAGATAGGTGTACACGAATTTAAAGAGCGTATAGATGCAATTAAACCAGATACCTATATGGGATTGGCAGACAAATGTATGAAAGGCGAAATAGGCGAAGAAGAGTTCGTGGAGCGGTATAACCGATTGATTGAGCAGGAAGCTGAAAAACACTGGGAACCGGTCAAGCCGCATGAGCATATTTAGGAGGGGAAAATGGAGAAAACAAAAACAGCAACAATAATTTCTTTTGAAGAAGCGACATACAAGGAACACGTAGTCGAAGCAGAAATTGTAGTTCACGGAAGCCAAGAAAAACCATATTACGAAATTAAATACAGAAAAGCTGGCAAAGCTGATTACAGCATTGGATATTCGTCTTACAATCTAGATATAGTATTTGAATTTTTAGATAAATATTTTGTATTTGATAATAAAGAGAAAAATAATTTTTCGGATAGGAGGTAGGATGAATATACGAAATCACGAACATTATAAAGATCGGACGGCACATGATGCGATTAAGGCAGCGGATAAGCCGCCTAATGCTGTAAGAGAGACGGTTGAGAATATGAGAAGAGAAGCAAATAAAAGAGGATTTGAAGTATTTGGACGAATTAAACTCAGAGATAAGAAAACAGGCAAGATTTATAGATAGCAGGAAAGAGGTGATTCCGTTGGAAAAGTCAGTCCTGATCCAGTACTGCGATATGCAAGCGGAGATAAAAGAGTTAAGGAGACTCATAAAAATGACGGAGGAGCGATTAGAGAAGATTGAGAAAGAAGGAGCGGTGAGCGATGTAGTAAGCGGAGGTATGGGAGGAATACAGCATTTTAAAGTGACGGGTTTTCCTACTCCAGAACACGCAAAGGTAAAACAATTGTTGATATCGAGGCGGCAACGCTTGAGAATGAAAGAAGACGAACTTCTTGAACTTACGAATCAGATAGAAGAATACATAGAATCTATTAAGAAAAGTGAAATTCGTATCATGTTCAGAATGTACTATATTGAGGGACTGACTTGGAATCAAGTGGCTCATCAGATGAATGAGATGTTTTCCAGAACAAAAAGAATTTATACGGAAAATAGCTGTAGAATGAAAAGAAACAGGTTTTTCGAAGAAGAGTAAAATATTTTTGAAAAAATTTAAAAATGTTCGGTCACGTTCGCTCAAAGTGTGTTAAAACTTAAAGCGGAGACAGAAGAAAGCACATCCTTTTGTCTTTTACTTCGTGAGATATTTTTTTGTTAGAGAGACACCCTGTATTTTGCAGGGTGTTTTTCTTATGCAATTTGACGACACAATGTACAGCACCTGCAATCCATAGTTAACACAAGTTGTGGTATTTGTTAACCTCCTTTCTATCAGGCGGCAACCGGCTGTCTAGTAAGGTGCTGGCATACGTGTTTTTAGAAAGAAGGTGAGTCCGAGTGACAGAAAAACAGAAGATATTTGCGAATGAATATTTGATTGACTTAAATGCCACAAGGGCTTACCGAGTAGCATATCCGTCTGTGAAAAAAGATGAAACAGCAGCAGCGGCAGCAACTAGAATGTTAAGAAATGTTAAGGTTGCAGCATATATTCAAGAGCGGATGCGAGAACGTCAGAAACGGACGGAGATCACCCAAGACAGAGTTCTACAAGAATTAGCGGCAATTGCATTTGCTAAAGCTACTGATTATGCAGAAGTAGAGGATGGACAGGTAATCATAAAAGATACAGTAAACCTCGATGAGCAGCAAGTTAAAGCTATTGCTGGGATTAAAGAAGGTAAATATGGCATCGAAGTAAAACTAAATGATAAGGAAAAAGCGCTCGAACTACTTGGGAGGCATCTCGGAATGTTTAAAGACCGCATGGAAGTGTCTGGTCTGGAAGAGGAGAAAAAGAAACTGGGAGATATCCTGGATCAGTTGCGTGGTGATGGGTAGTGGGCACAGAAAGACTGGCGCTTTCAAAAAAATATAAAGCGTTCCTAAGATGCAATGCCCCGGTTGAGTTCCTCGAAGGAACTACAGCAGCCGGCAAAACGACAGTGGGGTTGTTCAAATTCATGTGTAAGGTTGCCGAATCTCCAAAGAAACTGCATATTCTTGCAGCAGATGATACAGGAACAGCAGAAAAGAATATCATCAATAAAGATTTAGGGATTTTGGATGATTTTGGAATTTTGGTAGAGTACAACGGATCTGGAACAAAAGATGATAAGATTCCTCATATATTGTTTCATGCCCCACAGGGTGATAAGACAATATATGTTCTTGGATATGGCAATAAAAAGAAATGGAAGAAAGCTTTAGGCGGGCAATATGGTTGCCTGTACATAGACGAGATTAACACAGCGGATATAGAATTTGTCCGAGAGTCTTCTATGCGATGCGACTACCTCATGGCAACGCTTAATCCGGATGACCCCGGACTTGATGTATATAAAGAATATATAAACTGTAGCAGACCACTTCCTGAATGGGAAGATAGCACACCAAGAGAAATTAAAGATGAACTAAAGGAAGAACCAAAGCCCGGCTGGGTCCATTGGTTCTTTTCTTTTGACGATAATGCCGGACTTCCGGAAAAGAAAAAGCAACAGATTATCCAGAACACTCCAAAGGGCACGAAGATCTGGAAAAATAAGATTGAAGGTCTGAGAGGAAAAGCAACTGGACTGGTGTTCCCAAATTTCAGCAGAAAGAAGCACGTTGTATCAGAGAAGTGGGTAAGGACCCAGATAGCAGCAGGAAAGCTAAAGTTCAAAAAGTTTACCTGCGGGCTTGATACATCGTATTCTTCGAAATCCCCGGACACAATTGCAATGATGTTCCAGGGAATCACGGAAGATAGAAAACTGATCACGCTTGCTGAGAAAGTATACAGCAACAAAGATCTGGATCAGCCACTTGCACCATCAGATACAGCTGTAAAGTTTATAGAATTTTTGGAAAGGTGCCGTAATGACTGGGGCTTTGCCAAAGAAACATTTATTGATTGTGCAGATGCGGCGACAATCACAGAACTACGAAAGTATAAGAGACTTCACGGTTGTCTTTATAATTTTGTAGAATCATACAAGAAAGTAACAATACTAGATAGAATCAAGCTGCAGCTTGGATGGATTCAACAGGGCTGCTATCTGGTATTAGACACATGCACCAATCATATAGCGGAAATGGAGAAGTACTCATGGGCTGAGGATAAAGATGAGCCAGAAGACAAGAATGATCATACAATCAACTCTCAACAGTACGGATGGATTCCGTACCGCAACATGATTGGATTTGAGGCGGAGGAGCGAAAAGGTGAAATGGATGGATAAATTAAATGAAAACATAAAAAAGACTGTCAGGAGCTGGCTGAACGTTCTTCCGGCAAATCCTTTTAACTTTCAGATTAATGAAATGATGGATTTTGAAGGGCATGCCATTCTGAACCGTATCTGGTACAGGGGAGATGGCAATGAGCTCGAACAAATCTATCAGCAGAATGCGGAATTTGCAGACAGGAATAAATTCTGGGCAAGCAAATCAACAGCTGGAATGGACATGAGAAAGATCCATACCGGTCTTCCGGGACTGACAGTTAAGGTGCTCTCTTTTGTAGTCCTCCCGGACATGAACGAATTTGAATTCGAACAGCCGGCACAGGAGCAGCTATGGAAAGAGATTGAGAAAGACAATAAGTTTTATAAAAAGATTGAAAGCGCCCTCAAAGAAACACTGTTTATCGGAGATGGCGCTTTTAAAGTTGCTATAGATACTACGATTAGTGATTATCCAATCCTGGAATGGTATCCGGGCGAAAGAGTCGAATTTGTTTATCAGAGAGACCGGATCCGGGAGATTGTTTTCAAGACACCATACAAAGAGAAGGGCAAAGTGTATGTCCTGAATGAGAGATATGGCTACGGATACATCATCAATGAGCTGTATCTGGATAACAAGCTAGTTGATATTAAGTCTATCAAAGCGACTGAGAATCTGACAGATATCACATTTGATGATTCCGTTATGCTGGCTGAACCATTTATGATTTATGAATCTTCCCGTTATGAGGGCAGAGGCGGCAGTATCTTTGATGGCAAGCTCGACAGCTATGATTCACTGGACGAAACATGGTCGCAGTGGATGGATGCATTAAGAGCCGGCAGAGCAAAGACTTATATCCCAGAATGTCTGGTGCCGCATGATCCAAGTACCGGACAGTTAGTAAAGCCTAATCCGTTCGACAATCGGTATTTTGCAGCAGATGGCGATATGCGAGAGGGTCAGAAGAATCAAGTCATTACTGATCAGCCAGCAATTCCGCATGACAGCTATATGGCATCATACATAACAGCTCTGGATCTGTGCCTGCAGGGAGTGATCAGTCCTTCCACATTAGGAATTGACGTAAAGAAACTAGACAATGCGGAGGCACAGAGAGAAAAAGAAAAGACAACCTTGTACACCAGAAGCGCAATTGTAAAGGCACTCCAGGAAACCCTTCCGGGAGTTGTTTCGATGTGTATCAATGCTGACAACATTCTGCATAACAAGGGCATTGAAGAAGTAAAGGTCAATGTTCCGTTTGGGGAATATGCGAACCCGTCATTTGAAAGCCAGGTTGAAACGGTAGCCAAGGCAAAGCAAAGTGGCATCATGAGCATTGAGCGGTGCGTAGAAGAACTGTACGGTGATACACTAGATGATCACTGCAAGAAAGAAGAGGTCGCCCGTTTGAAGGAAGAACAGGGCATACAGGATATGGAAGAGCCGGCGGTCAATATGACTGCGGGTGAATTTCAGGTAGATTCGAAAGGCGGTGAGGATGATGAGGGTAAAAGTAGCAAACAGAATGTACCGGATGAACAAGAAGGAGTATAAAGGTCTTCTCAAAGTAGCAAAAGAGCAGGTTCCGTTTGGAATATATGCTCTTGAAAAAGCGGATTACGCAGAATTAAGATGCGATAAATGTGATAGTATCACACAGTTAAAAGAGCTGATAAGGCAGTTTAAGAAACAGGGCTTTAAGGTATATTCGAATGGCAAAGATAAATACAGAATATGATGTTGGGGCGGCGTTTGAAGCAATAGAAGAAGAACTGATTTCTTCGATGATTCGCAATATGGAGCGGCATAAGGTGGAGGAGATTGAAGAGGACAAACAATGGTCCATGTGGCAGGCAGAACAGTTAAAGGCGCTAGAAAGGTACCGGAAACAAAATAAAAAGAAATTCGGGAAAGAATTTAAGGAGATCAACAAAAAAATAGACCGTCTAATTCTTGGAGCAAACGAAGACGGACAGTTAGACCAGGAAGCGGAGATTTTAAAGGCAATTAAAAAGGGGTTTCCGGCCAAAAAGGTTTCTCCTGGAGGTACGGCAGAGTTTTTTAAAGTAAATGATAGGAAACTCAACGCACTACTTGAGGCGACATCTTCCGATATGCAAAAAGCAGAGAACGCTGTTTTGAGGCGAGCAAACGACCAATACCGCAAGGTTATATTTAATGCACAGGTTTATGCTAATACTGGTGCAGGAACATACGAGAAGGCAGTAGACATGGCAACAAAAGACTTCTTAAGTGCAGGAATTGACTGTATAGAATATGCCAACGGAAGCCGTCATACGATAGCGGATTATGCAGACATGGCGATCAGAACAGCTTCTAAGCGGGCATATTTGCAAGGAGAAGGAACAAAGAGACAAGAATGGGGCTTGCATCTTGTTATCATGAATAAACGTGGTAGCCCTTGTCCTAAATGCCTTCCTTTTGTTGGAAAGATCATGATCGATGATGTGTGGAGCGGTGGCAGCAGCAAAGACGGGAAATATCCATTGATGTCTAACGCCATAGCGGCCGGCCTATATCATCCACGTTGCAGAGATGCTCACACCACTTATTTTCCTGGTATCACTACAGTGGATCCGAAATATAACAAGCAAGAGATTACTGATATTGAAGATGCGGCGAAGCGGGAAGTTAAACAGCAATATGCAAAGCGTCAGGAAAAGAGATTTGAAAGACTGGAAAAATTTTCTTTGGATACAGACAATCAGAAAATGTACAATGCTAAAAAGGAAGAATACTCAAAGTTAGGCGAAGTATTAAGAAACGATACAGAGTATCAAGACAGCATCCAAAAGAGGAGAGAAGAGTATCGCAAGAAAAGAGCAGAGAAAACACTAGACAAAGAGGTCCTAAAACAGGAAGTTACAGAATTAACTAAGCAGCAAGAAATTTTAGAAAATCAGCTTCAAAAAATCAAAGAAGAAGAAAAAGAACTTACCAAGAAAGTTTATTTTGACACAACTGCAACACCGGAAGAGGCGACAAGGTTACAAAAGATTCTTGGACAAAGAAAAGAAGTTGAGGATACAGTCTCTACTTTAAAAACAAAAATATGGAACAAACAGGAGATTTATAAGAATGACGTAGAAAAGAGACTTGTTAAGGATGGAATGTTCAAAGAAGTAAAACTTTCTAAAAGAATGAATCCTGAAACTGTAGATTTGTTAGAAGATACAGTTCGAAACCTGCATAAAAAATATGGCATCATGCCAGAGAGACTTGTATTCAGTCCGTTGAAAGTAGAAGATGCAACAGCAACATACAACTGGATAGACGACACAATATATCTTTCGAACAACTTTAATGATGCAGAAAAATATTTAGAACAGGTTGCGAAATCCGAGCAATCTTTAGTTGAATATAACAAACAACATGATATTAAAAATAAAGCAAAACAGCGGCTAGAAGAAGCGAAAACAATTCTCGCAGATAAATCTGTAAAAGGATATGAACGAGAAAAAGCCAGAATAGCGAAAGTAGCAGCAGAAATACAGCTAAATGAAACGAGGATGGCCGTAAGAGAGAATCTTACAGATTGTCTCGTTCATGAATATGGTCATTTCATCCACAGACACGCCAATGTAGATTATGTACAGAAGAAAAAGTATTTCGGAATGAAAGAACTAGGTGGAAGCTTTAACGGAAAAGACTGGAAGTTTGATATTAATAAAAGGGTATCGTCTAAAGCAAAAGTAGAAGCAGCAAAGGTTAGTCGGTATGCGGCAAATGATCCATACGAAGCGTTTGCAGAAGGTTTTCTTGCATTAGAAAAAGGAGAGAAGATTCCTGAGCAAATCGCAGAGGTGATAGCAGAAGCAGAACAAAGAGCAAGAGCGAAAAGTATTGAAAAAGCTTTTAGTTCTGATATAATAGAATTAACAAGAAAAACCAATAATTCAAGAGAAAATCTTAAATTTATCAGTGATGCTACTTTTGAGAAATTAACGATTCAGGCAAAGAAAAAGGGAGCGATAATTTTTCGGGGAACAGAGGAAGCGGAGAGACATCTTGATTTTATGAATGCAGCGGCATCGAACCTGGATAACATTTTATTTTTCAGAAAAGACGTTTGCATCAGTGAGGTATTAGAAGAAACATATCATTTTGAGCAAAATTTAGCTAAAATGAATAATGATAAAGGAGAACCCTTACGAAGCATTTTGAATGAAATTGATGCAAAGGAATATCTCTTAAAAAATGCCACAAAATTCAAAATTCCAAGAAAGGAAATTGAAATAACTCAAAAACAGCTCGAATCATATAGAAAACAACTAGAAGAAATAAGTGGGGAATAAATATGAGTAAGATTGTTGATGAACTTCATGTAGAAGGATATGCCGTATTGAAACTGGATAGTATTCCTAATGGCAATTATAAAAAATACAGGATAGATGGAATAGAGTTTGAACCTGTTTCTATTTATGATGCAGAAAATTGTATTGCGATTCAATCAAATGACACTTTTGTAGGTAAAGTTGTAGAATTTATTTAATCCATCGGAAGATATCTTGATTATTTAACACGTCTAATGCACTGAAAGCATGAGACGTGTTATTTTTATACCCATTTTAAGAAAGAGAGGAATAAAAGCATGAAATTTGAAGAAGCATTAAAAGCAATGAAATCTGGAATTCCGGTAAAACTCCCGTCATGGGCTGGCTATTGGTGGTGGGATGAAGAATCCCAGACAATCCTTATGTACACAAAAGATGGCGACTGTCTGGATATAAGAGAAACACAGAGAGTTGAGTATACCATTCAGAATATTCTTTCTGATGAATGGATTGTTGCGAATGGACAGAACTGCCCGATTCTTAGTGGAGAAGCATTATTTTCCTTTGGTGACGCTATCAAGTATGTAAAAAGAGGTCTCAAGGTAGCAAGAAAAGGATGGAACGGTAAAGGAATGTATTTATTCCTCGCAGATGGGGAAGATTTAACTTCTTGCCTTTCGACGGGCAATTTTAAATGTGCAAGTTCTGTATGCATGAAAACAGCACAGAATACTATTTGCGTGGGATGGCTGGCATCACAGGCGGATATGCTTGCGGAAGATTGGGTCTTTGCAAATTGCGCCGGCACAATGAAAGGAGAATGAAATAATGAAAAAGAAGATTTTAGTAGTAGCAACAGCAGTAATGTTAGCCACAGGAGCATTAGTGGGGTGTACAGAAGCAAGTCAGGTATCCAATAACGTCTCACAAGAAGCGGATAACTTCAATGTCTTAAGAAGATTTGCAGTTATCAACACAAGAACAGACAAAGTGGAATTTGAACTTGTCGGAGCTTTTTCTTTAGATGCTTCCGATAGTAAGAAAATCAGCTTGATCTGCGAAATGGAAGACGGGACTTACAAGAAACAGATCATTGGTTTAAACAGGGACTCCATGTATGTGATTGAAGATTTAGGCGGTGCAAAGGTAAACAAATATAAGTACGAAGTAAATTATATCCCAGAATCCATTGTACCTTTTACAATTACAAATAAGAAATAGGAGGCCGAGATGAAAATTAAAGTAACACATGATTTCAAAGATGCAGAGGAAAACTTGAAACTTCGCAAAAAAGGTGAAGTCTATGAGGTGGCAGAAGACAGAGGAAGATATCTGATTAACTTTAAGGTTGCAAAAGAGGTAAAAGAAAAGAAAGGCGGTGATCCAGAGTCTACAGATAAGATGCCGGGTTAAGCGTCTTATTTTTATGTCCAAACACGATATGACGTAAAAAGGTGCGTGGCCAGCGACACTGATGACAATGGAAATAGAGTGACACTCTCAAAACGGAAAGGAGCAACGATGTATAAAAATATTAAAATGCCGATGAGATTACAATTTTTTGCACAGTCAGGAGCTGCAGGTAGCGGTTCATCAACCAATGAACCAGAGACAGCCAATCAGGAACCAAATAATCAGAATCAAAGCAACCAGAACGGTACGCAGATTGATTATGGCAAGATTCAGCAGATGCTGGATGGAACGCTTGCGGCAAAGGAAGATACGGCATTAAAAGCCTATTTCAAGCAGCAGGGACTTTCCCAGCAGGAGGTAGAACAGGCTATCACAACCTTCAAGGAACAGAAGGCGGCGAATCAGCCAGATATTGCCGGAATGCAGAATCAGATCACAGAGGCACAGGCGCAGCTTGCAGCATCTCAGAAAGCTGTTCAGGTGGCACAAGTAGAAAGTGCGGCTACGATGATGGCTGTTTCTCTTGGAATTGAAGCAAAGACAATCCCATATATCCTTAAAATGGCCGATTTAAGCCAGGTTATGGGCGAAGATGGAAACATCAATGAAGAATCATTAAAAACAGCACTAAACAAAGTACTGGAAGACGTTCCAGCACTGAAACCACAGGCTGACGGAAAGACCGGCTTTACTCAGGTAGGAACTGGCGGCAATCCGGCACAGCATCCGCAGCAGACTACAACTACAAACCAGACAGCAGTACCAACAAAGCGTTGGAATCGCTGGAACTAAAAGAAAGAAGGTATAAGATATGGCGTTAAATTATGCAGAACAGTGGAGCCCGGAGCTCCTTGAAATCCTGATGCAGGGAACCCTGACATCTCCATTCGTAACTAGCAATGTAAGATGGCTTGATGCCAAAACATTTCATTTCACCCAGATGAGCACATCCGGATATAAAAATCACAACAGAAAAGGTGGCTGGAACGTTGGTTCTTACGAACAGAAAGACGTACCATACACACTGACGCATGACCGTGATGTTGAATTCATGGTAGATAAAGCAGATGTTGATGAGACAAACGCCACAGCATCTATTCAGAATATCTCTCGCGTATTCGAACAGACATGGGTGGTTCCGGAAACAGATGCCCTGTTCTTCTCCAAAGTTGCTCAGGCGGCTCAGAAAACAGAGGGCTATCATGGATCCACACCAACATCCACATATACCAAGACGAAAGCGTTTAGTATGCTAAAAGACATTCTTGCCAAAGGAAAGCTCAGAAGATATAAAGCAAATGGTTCTCTGATCATGTATGTCCGCAGTGAGATCATGGACGCTCTGGAACAGTCCACAGAGTTTACACGTAAGATTGAAATGACTCAGATCGCAGAGGGCGGTATGGGAATCGAAACCAGAGTGACAGACATTGACGGTGTCCCGCTCATGGAAGTTATTGACGATGAACGATTCTATGATGCGTTTAACTGGGAACCGGAAGACGGGGGATTTGAACCGCTGAAGAAAAAAGCAGAATCTGATACCGGAGCGGGTGATGCAGTGACAGGTGCGCACAAAATCAACGTACTTGTAGCTTGTGGACAGACCTGTAAGACTGTACCGAAGATCTCCAGTATCTACTACTTCGCGCCTGGTGCACATACAAAAGGCGATGGATATCTGTATCAGAACAGGTCCTTTTCCGATGTATTCGTGTTCCCGAATGGCCGTGACGGCAAGATTGACAGTATCTATGTAGACGTTGATACAGCAGAGGTTGGTGCTTGATAAGGGGTGATCGAATGTCCTATAAAGCATACGTAACACCAAATTATTACCTGAACAGGTATGAGGGCGACATAATCCCTGAAGAGGAGCTCAGCAAAGCTCTCAAAAAAGCTTCAAGACATATTGATTCCCTGACTTATAATCGTATCGTAAGTCAGGGCTTTCTTAATTTGACAGAATATCAGCAAGATATCATAAAAGAAGTCATATGCGAACAGGCAGATTTTGAGTATGAGAATGCCGATGAAATTAATATGATCTTATCTAGTTACAGCATCAATGGAGTATCAGCAAGCTTCGGAAGCAGTTGGAACGTCTACACCGATAAAGGCGTGGCGATGAAAAGAGATACCTATGCTTTGCTGTCGCAGACGGGTTTATGCTGCAGGTTAGCGAGGTGAGAGGATGAAATATCCATGTTTAGTGAAAAAGAGCTTGTGCAAGACAGACATTACCTGTGAATTTGAAAGAGAGGGCTTAAACCAGTATGGAGAACCTCTCGAAACGATAAAGTTCATGGGTAAATGCAACTATCAGGATAAAGCCAGAACAGTACTGACAACAGAAAAGAAGACGGTACAGGTTACAGGCACAGCACTGTTTCCGGGCGATATCTGCCCAGAACTTCCAGTTATCTCTAGTGGAACTGCGACAATCTTCGGAGCAAAAAGAAGAATCGAACAGGGAAGAAAAGCTCGCAACCCGGATGGAAGCGTTAATTATACAGAGGTGACACTGGTATGATGAAAGTAAGTTCTGTAATAAGATTGAATCTTCCAAAAATCAGAGAATTGACGGATGCACAAGTAGAAGCCTTAGAACAGACGGCAGAAGCATTACATACAGAAGTGATACAGGCGGAGATTATGCCTCGCGATACTGGAAATCTTCAAAATGAATCCACTTTTGTAGATACGTCCAAAAGTAAGCAAGGAAAAGTTTCGCTAGTATCCAGTACTCCATACGCCCGCCGCTTGTATTTTCATCCAGAGTATCATTTTCAAAAGTATGAGAATGCTTTTGCGAGCGGTAAATGGTACGAACCCTGGATTGATGGGGTATCTGCTGATTTTTGTAGGGAAGCATATAAAAAGATTTATAAGAGGTTAACAGACGTATGACACTTGCAGATGTAAGAGATTATATCGCATCTTTAAACTTAACAAAAGAAGTATACATGGGGAAACTTCCAGATAAACCGGAACAGTCCATAGGAGTTTACAACAGCAAGCATCAGTATCCACCCCACAGAACCCTTGGAGGCCCAGACTGGCAAGGATACGGGATAAAGCACGTAACTTTGCTTGTGCACTGGAATAAGTCGCCCAGAGATACAGAAAAGGCAGCAACAGCCTTATTTGACGCAATAAATGTTGTAAGAGATGCGAAAATAAACGAAACAACAATAAAATTTATACAGACACTTTATGATTTACAAGAGATTGGAACAGATGATGCTGGTGTTTATGAGTATGTCATTGAAGCGGCTGTTATTTATGAAAAGGAGGTAAAAAATGAGCGGTAAAGCGACAAATGTATTCCCGGTCTTAGATAATAAGTTCAAGGCGGGAGCAGCGAAAGAATCAGCAACCATGATTGCAGATATGGAAAGTTTTTCAGTAGCGTTTTCAAATGGAGTACAGACATGGACTCCAATGGACCAGGAAGGCTGGCAGAGAGGATTAATGACAGCAAAAGCAATCACAATTACCCTCAATGGAAAGCGAAATGTCGGAGATACAGGAAATGATTTCGTAGCTGGAAAAGCGTTCAAAAACGGGCACGATGCAGAAGGGTATTTTGAGTGGGAGATGCCTGACGGCACAAGTATAGCATGGGAAAACGCAATCTTTGATATCAAAAACTGTGGCGGCGGTAACAGTACCGATGTCGGACCATTAGAATTTGATACGATCAGTAACGGAAAGCCGACAATCACACCGGCTGTATAGAAAAGGAGATACAATGACGAAAAGAATCAACATTACAGATAAATTGTGTTTTGAAGAAAATCCAGTTTTGGAAATCGGAACATTGGATGTAGAAGTAAAGGCGGACGCAGAAACAATGCTTCGTTTAATGGGAGTCTTCGCAGAAAAGACAGAGCTTGAAGCAGTAGGAGAAGCACTGAATTTAGTTTTTTCCCCACAAGATGTAGAAGCTATCTGCAATCTTGAAAGAAACGGAAAGAAATTATCTGCGAAATCGCTAATGACAATCGTACAGGCTGCAATGTCTTTGGTGATGGGAGACGAGCAGGGAGAGTAATGACCCGTACTATGATCTGATAGAGGATTTTGGCTTGATTATTTCCTCTTTTCAATCGCAGTACGGGATCCGTTTATCAAGAGAACTTCCTGCTGGAATGAAATGGGATGAATTTAGAGACCTCCTGATTGGCCTTGGACCGGATACGGCACTTGGTAGAGTTGTAGCAATCCGGGCAGAAGACAGGAAGGAATATCTTGAAAACTTCACCCCAGAACAACACCGAATCAGAAATGAATGGCAACGGAAGCGAGCAAAATATTTAGTTCAGACAATAACAAAAGAACAGATGAATAATACAATGAACATGTTTAAAACAGCATTTTTAAGCATGGATGGATTAGGAAGTGATTAAAAATTGAAAGAAAGAAGATAAAATGTCCTTACTGTGGACACGAACAAAAAATTCAGTACGCCCCGGATGCAAAATGCCGGGGCGTATTTTTCAAGTGTCAGGCAAGACACTGTAAAAAGATATTTGAGATAAAGATTAATCCGGGCAAGTAGTGCCATGTGCCGATGCCTTTTAAAAAAGGTGGTGGTATTATGGCGGCTACAAGTGTAGGTGAGATTGGACTTGACCTGGTCGTAAATCAAAATCAATTTAAAACACAGATGGCAGGAATCACTGGACTTGCTAAAAAAGCTGGTGTGGCTTTAGCTGCTGCTTTTTCAATTAAAAAAGTAGTAGATTTCGGAAAGTCTTGTTTAGAACTTGGCTCTGATTTAGCAGAAGTTCAGAATGTAGTTGATGTTACATTTCCGTCTATGACGGCACAAGTTGACAAATTTGCACAGAGTGCAGCTAAAAGCTTTGGATTGTCAGAAACGATGGCAAAACAGTACACTGGCACATTTGGAGCGATGGCGAAAGCTTTTGGTTTTACGGAAAAACAAGCCTATGATATGGGAACCACTCTCACGGGTCTGGCGGGCGATGTGGCATCATTTTACAATATCAGTCAGGATGAAGCCTATACGAAGCTGAAAAGCGTCTTCACAGGTGAGACAGAGTCTTTGAAAGACTTAGGCGTGGTAATGACCCAGAGCGCCTTAGATGCGTATGCGATGGCAAATGGTTTTGGCAAGACAACGGCTCAGATGAGCGAAGCAGAAAAGGTAGCTCTCAGATATGCGTTTGTACAAGATCAGTTGACAGCAGCAACAGGAGATTTTGCAAGGACTTCTGACTCATGGGCGAACCAATGCCGTATCATGAAACTGCAGTTTGATTCCTTGAAGGCCAGTATTGGACAGGGGTTGATTAATTTATTTACCCCTGTCCTTCGCGTTATTAATGCAGTGATTGGAAAGCTTGCTGTATTAGCGAGCGCATTTAAGAGTTTTACAGAACTTATAACAGGAAAAAAATCTAGTGCACAGCAAATAGCAGGCGCGGCCAACGCCGCAAGCGCAGGAATGGATAATGCAGCAGAATCCGCGGATGATACAACGAAGTCAATAAATAAAGCGGCTAGTGCTGCTAAAAAAGCGGCAAAAGAAATGCGTTCCCTGATGGGATTTGACAAGATTAATAAACTCGATAAAAAGACAGACGGTTCAACTTCCTCTAATGGAAATGCAGCTCCTTCAACAGATTTTGGAAGTTTGGCGCAAGGCGACACTGTAATTGATAAAACGGACAAGAAAATGCAGGGATTAATCAACCGTTGCAAAGAACTTGCAGATTTATTTAAAAAAGGTTTTCAGATTGGATTTGGAGATTCTGATAAGAAAATCGATTCGATAAACACCAGTATTAAAAATATTGGAAAGAATCTCAAAGAAATCTTTACGGATCCAGCAGTTGTTCGTGCGGCGAATGAATGTGCAAATTCCATCGCACTTGCATTTGGAAAGATTACAGGTTCTTTTACTCGAATTGGTCTTACTATCGCTGATAATCTTATTGGTGGCGTAGATAAATATCTCGAAAAAAGCAAAGATTATATTAAAAAGAATCTTATATCTATTTTTGATGTAACTGGTGAAATTGCAGACTTATCTGGTAATTTCGCGGTTGCTATTGCAGATATTCTAGAGGTACTTTCGGGAGATGATGCAAAAGCAATCACAGGAGATATTATTGGTATTTTTTCGGATGGCTTTCTTGGAGCTATTGCCCTTGGTTTGAAGTTTGTAAGAGATATTGCCAATCTTGTCATCACACCTGTGATACAGAATGTAGATAAGATAAAGACTGCGTTTGAGAATATATTATCACCGATTCGAATTGTGCTAGATACACTTCACCAAGCCGTAAAAAATACATTTACGAAGATAAACGATGTATACGATGAGCATATAGCCCCGTTCTTAGATTCGCTTGCACAAGGGATATCTGATGTTGTTGGAACATTTCTGGATGGCTTTAACACATATATAGCCCCTGTTTTAAAAGATTTGGCAACAGAATTTGATGGTACATGGAAAAGACACGTTCAACCAGCGCTAGATGGAATCATGGATTTACTTGGAAGCGTTTTTGATTTGCTGAAAGTACTATGGGAAAATCTCTTACAGCCTTTAATAAACTGGATTGTTGATAACATAATGCCAATTCTGGCACCAATTATTAAAAGTTTAGGAGATAAGTTTCTTGGCTTATTAACAACAGTATCTGACGTAATAAAGGGCGTTACGAAGATACTCAAGGGATTGATAGACTTTTTGACAGGCGTTTTCTCTGGTGATTGGGAAAAAGCCTTTGGTGGGCTTAAGGAAATTGTAGTTGGCTTTAAAACGGCTTTTGGTGCAACATGGGATTTTATAAAAGATAATATTCTTAGTAAGGCTTTATCGCATCTCGAAGGCTCTTTCTCTCCTGCGTGGTCGCTAGCTTTTAAAGGTTTAAAAGCTGCAGCCGGAGCACTTAAAGACAAACTTAAGGATGTGTTCAGCGACGGGAAAGGCTATTTTAACGAAATTCTCAATTTTATCAATGATAAATTCTTAAGCAAATGGAAAAGAGCTTGGGAAGCGATTAAAGATACTTTTACGAAAGTATTCAGTGCACTTGGTTCATTAACGAAGAAACCTATCAATGCGATTATTGATGCCTTTAACTCAGTGATAAAGACAATTAATTCGTTAATTACAAAGATTAATAGCATCAAATTTACAATCGACATTCCAGACTGGATTCCTGGTTTCGGAGGAAGTTCGTGGGGCTTCAATGGATTTAGCATTCCTAAAATGAGCTATGTACCTAAGTTGGCTCAAGGGGCATATGTAAGACCAAACACACCACAGCTTGCCATGATTGGCGACAATATGCATCAAGGCGAGTTTGTAGCCCCAGAGGGTAAATTAAAAGAAATGGCAAAACAAGCCGTCAGAGAAGCCGGAGGCAGCGGAGTAACAAAAGAAGAATTAGAATCTATCGTCAATAGGGCGGTAATGAGAATTGTAACTGCACTGGCGGAAATGGGATTCTATATTGATTCAGAGCAAGTAGGCAGAGCAACACAAGCGGCCCGCACAGCAGCAGACCGTAGATTTAACGCGGTGGAGGTAGGGTGATGGCGAAAAGAATCATATGGTCAGGAAGTACTACCCTTCCCGCACCAACAAGTCTTTCGGTAAATGATGAAATCATATGGTCATCCGACACAGGAAGAACACTCTCAGGTCGCATGGTCGGAGATCCGGTAGCACAAAAAAAGACCGTATCCATTAAGTGGGAATATTTAACGGAAGCAGAAGAAAAGATTATAAAAAATACTCTGGTTCCCGGATACTTCCCGGTATCTTTTCACGATGATGGGATAGATATCACAATCGAAGTGTATCGGGGGACATTAAGCAAAGAACAACTTGGATGGCTCTCTGGTATTTTTTATTACAAGAGCGTTTCAGTAGATATAGTGCAGAGGTGATGAAATGATAAATACATCAGCTGAATATAAAGAAACAATATTAAAAAATAGAGTCTTACATCATGAGGCAAAAATAGAGTTCACAGACGGAACCGTTATTACAGCGCAAGACGCAGAACTATATACATTTAAGATTTCTAATAATACATCAAACACAAATAGTTTTGACATCGGAGCGGCTATTGCAAAACAGTTAGAACTCAAGATAGACAATATTGAGGGGGCTTATAGCGGGCGTAACTTTTCAGGAGCGAAGATTACGGCCAGAGTCGGACTTGAATTATCAGAAACAACAGAATGGCTAAAAAAAGGAATTTTTTACGCAGAACCTGGAACACTTTCAGGAGATACGGTAAGTGTCACAGCTCTCGACAGTATGACAAAATTCGATAAGTCATATACAGAAAGCAAATTGCAGTATCCGGCCACGCTTGGTCAGATTGTAAGAGATGCCTGCAGTGCTTGCAATGTGTCTATGTCAGCAGATATAGCCTCTTTTCCTCAGAATAACTTTGTCGTAACTGCCAGACCCTCAGATACATCTTTAACTTTTAGGCAGGTTCTCCAGTATGTCGGAGAAATTGCCTGCCTATTTTTTAAGATCAATGAAGATGATGAGTTAACAGCGAGCTGGTACAATACTTCCCTTTTGGAATCTGAAAATATTAAAGAAAATACGGAAACTGTAAAAGTAGAAGACTACACAGGAACAATAGAAACAGATGACGTTGTAGTAACTGGAATAAAGGTTGTAGAAGAAAGCACAACTGATTCGGACACAGAAAAAAATGAAACAGAATATCTCTATGGAACAAAAGGGTACGTCTTAGAAATTAAAGAAAATAAATTGATTCAGGACGGGAAAGGAGCTTCTGTAGCCGAGTTCGTAGGTAAAAAAGTCAATGGTCTTACATTCAGACCTTTGACGATAAAATGCCAGGGAGACCCTGCAATAGAAGCCGGAGACATAGCCGTAGTTACTGACCGGAAAGGAAAAGAATACAAAACAATCCTTACAGGAGCAACATATACGGCAAAAGCTCTACAGGAATTGCTGTGCGGGGCGGTATCACCAGAGCGCCTCTCATCAACGAGATACAGTAAAGCAACACAGGTCTATAGAGAACTAAGAAAAACTCTGACACAACAGCAATCAGAGTTTTCAAAAGCACTCGAAGGTTTAAAAAATGCAATGGATGAAAAACAAGGGCTTTATCCGGTAACAGAGAAGCAGGAAGACGGGAGCAATATTTTATATTTTTGCGATAAACCTACAAGGAAAGAATCAAAAGTAGTGATTGAATTAAATGCGAAAGGCTGGGGAATGTCAACAGATGGCGGAAAAACCTGGAACGCTGGAACGCTGGTGGATGGAACTACGATAACTAAGATATTGAATACAATAGGCGTTAATGCAGATTGGATTAATACGGGCGCTCTGACGGTTAAGGATGATGAGGAAAATATAATATTTCAGGTTGACATCAATACTAAAACAGTGACCGTTTCAGGAAATATTTTCTTAGGAAATAAAGATAATAAAAAAGGCTTCTTAAAAATACTTGATAAAAATGGAAACGTAAAAACTATTCTTGACAAAGATGGTATTGTACATTTTGATTCTGAAAATAAAAGTGCACCTTACCATTATCGTTCAGAACATTGTGAATTGAGAATTCGATATAAAGACTTTGAGGGTGGTGGGCAAGAAGTATGTACTGCATCTGTAGAATTTATGCTTGCAGAAACTTCGCTATCGGAAGAGTTTTTAAAATATTGGATGACCTATGGTTCAGATGCAATCAAAATAACAGCAAGTATCAAAAAAATAGTGAGCCCGGGAAGTCCAAACGTAAACGGAATATACGCCTTGGGTACGTTTGGAATTGGAGACATTGATTTGTATTTTGATGATGTAAAGACTCCATGCATGAAAGTAAATATTGAGTGTTCATACATTAATTATGGTTTCAATAATATATCTCCGCGCTACATTGCGCCAAATTACGTCTATCTTAACGTGGACATTGTATATTAAGAGGTGAAATATGGAAACGATAACAGCACTTTTTGAAGAAAGCAATTATTGCAAGGCCTCAGGCCTCTGGCAATATGATTACGGACAAACACTTTCAATAGAAGGATTAAGCCTTCCTAAAATAGTAGAAGTTCACTTTTCCTTAGATGATAAAAGCGGAGACTCGATAACAAGAATAGGACTAACTGAAAACGGCATCACGACAGTACATATTCCAGACACACTGTTAGAAAATGATGATACCGCGTCAAATTACAATATATATGCATTTATATACATCGCAGATTCCATAGAAGGTAACACGGAATACCGTATCACTATGCCAGTAAAAACACGTCCTAAACCGGATATTTCAGAAAATCCAGAAGACCCAGAAATGTTCCATGAAGTCATTGGAACGGTTAATAAAGCAGCCGGTGAAGCAGAAGAAGCAAAGAAAGAAGCGGAATCGTGGGCACACGGTCACGCAGACTATCCTGATCGGCACGCAGACAATGCTGCATATTATGCTTCAGAAGCAAAAAACGCAGCAAAAGAAGTACCAGGACGGGTCAAAGAAGGAAAAAGACAGATTGATGACTATGTGAAAGAAAAAGAAAACCAGTTGAAAGGTGAAACGGGAAATGTTTATTTCGCAGCGTTTAAGGTTGTAAATGGGAGGCTGATTATGTGTTCAGACCCAAATGTGGATAAGGTTTGCTTTCATAGAGAAGGTAGCCGATTAAAATACAGATTAGCCTTGTGAAAAAGGAGTGAGAAAAGATGTCAAGTACGGAAAACAACTATGTTAATACCGATTTGGGAAATGTCGCCTTAAATTCATGCGGAGAATATAATGCAGATTCTTCGTATGAATATCTTGATACGGTAAATTATGAGGGTGGGTCATATTTTTGTAAAGTAGAATTCCCTAAAAAAATTTCCGGAATCGCACCAAAAGCGGGAGTAAGTACAGAATTTTGGCAACTATTAACCATACCGGGAGACGCAACTTCAGAATATATTAAATTGCATGATGAAGTGGTTAATAAAGCGAAACAGGTTGAAACGTCCAGGGCAGCTGTAGAGCTGTCTCAGCAGGAAATCGAAGCGGCACAGGCAGATGTGAGTCAGATGCGGCAGGATACGCAAGAAGCAGCAGAAGAAGCAGCATCTAGCCGAGATAGTGCGGCGGGCTATGCTCAGTCGGCCGAAACAAGCAGAACGGCGGCTAAGGAGTCTGAGGATAATATTAATGCACAAGTGACAGAATTTGACACACATGTTGCAGAGAAAACGTCTGCGGCAGAAACAGCGATTACAGAAGCAAGGCGGGCGGCAGTTAATGCCGTATCTACAAAACAGGATGATGCCACGCAGGCTGTGACAGATGAAGGCGATAAGCAGATAAAAAATGTAGAGGACGCCGGAACAGAGCAGGTTGGCAAGGCCAAAAGTGCAGGGGCAAGTGCAGTGAGTGCGGCAGGTGCCGCCGGAGTGTCAGCGGTTAATGCAGTCAAAGCACAGCAAACTGCATCCATTAAAGCAGTCGCGGACGAGGGAACGCAACAGGTGACGGCTGTCAATACTGCAGGAAGTACACAGGTATCTACAATAGAGACTAAAGGTGCAGATCAGGTTAAAGCAATACAAGAAGCTAGTGAAAATGCTTTGCAAAACATCAGTAATGGTGTAGATAAGGGTTTATCAGAAGAAGGTAAAGCTGCAGATGCAAAGGCGACAGGAGAGGCGATAAGTAATCTAACGAAAGACATGACATCTAAAGCCGATAAAATAGCCCTTGTCAAAACTGACAGAAAGCTTGATGCACTCTGGAAACTGAATCAAGGAATCTCTTATAAATTTGAAAAGGACGACAAAGAAGCTTATCAGAAAGCTATTCCAACAGGGGCGAAGCTAGGGAGTGTAAAAAGTGTTGCAGGGAAAACAATAGTTTGGAATTGGTTATCAGATGTAACAATTAAAACGGGTTCGAATAACGGTATTGACTATGTGTCTGATGGAAAAATATATCTTTAAATGGTTCTGCCACATCATATACTGAAATTATAATTTCTAATACAGCCCTTCCAGTTCCTATTTTGAAAGGACATAAATATTATATTTCTACAGGATTAACAAAAAGTATGTCAGGACTCTCAGTTATACTTGGAGGGACTAATATGTCTGTTGGTACTCAGACTAAAGAAATAAAGACTTGCGCGACTGGAGCTACGAACTTACGTTTTTTAATTTGCGTACAAACAGGTACTACACTTAACAATACTGTAATAACACCTAAACTGGTAGACCTTACAAAAATGTTCGGAGCAGGTAAAGAGCCATCCACACCAGAAGAATTTGAAGCAATGTTTCCTGAGGATTATTATGAATATAACGAAGGAACATTGATGTCTATGCCTGTGGATGAGGTAATTGAACAAGGAAGAAATTTATTTAGCTGTTATGGATTTTCTGCTGAATCTATAATAACTAAGGATGCACCTCGTAAAATTAGTAACCCATATGGGACAACATTATCAACAATTAATTATGCAGATTCAATTGTTGTAACGCAAGAAAAAATTAATAATACTGATATTGTAAGCAATTATACTAATGGATACTTTAACATCGGGATAAATGACCTAGAATATAAAAAAGAGTATATATTGTCATTTGACTTTACACCGACAAAGATGTTAATTGCTAATGTAACAGAACTTAATATCTTAGCAAATGGACTTCGAGCGTTTGTGACAAAAAATAATTTTGTATTAAATAAGAAATCACGTATAACTGTTAAATTTACGTTTGTGAAAACGGGAGAAAAACAATATATTGAGATTAGGAACGCTGGTATGAGTGGACTCTTTGAGAATTTTCAGATTGAAGAGAACAAAGTTGCAACTACATATTCTCTTTATCATCGAAATAAATATCAGATTCCGCAAGAAATTCTTGATTTACCGGGCTACGGATGGAGCGCAGGCGATGTTTGTAACGAAGTAAATTGGGAGAACAAACAGTATATTCAGAGAGCTGGCAGCGTAGATTTAGGTAGTTTAGATTTTACAAAGAGAACATCTGTAAGTGGACGAACAATTTATTCTTTACAATTTAAAGAAGCAAAACATCCTGTTAGTTCAGTTGAAAAGAGTGTTGGTATATCTAGTAAATATGATGTTATTTTACAAAATGACATGGCATCGGATACAACGAGCAATCTATATTGGATGTTATCGCTTGACGGAGAATTAAGAATTATTGACGATAATCAACCAAGCGGGGTATTGTACTATGAACTTGCAAAGCCGATTGTCACCGATATATCTGATTTAATCTCTGACGATTTCCTGACAAATCTCGAAGTTGAATCAGGTGGCACATTAACATTTAAAAATACGAACGTTGACGGGTATAGAATACCTGTCAAAAGTTCTGAGGAATATGTAGTTAAATTATCCGAAATAGCAGGAGGTACAGAATGACAAAATTACAGGAAAAGATGATGAACGCACTTGGATTAACCAAGGAGGGATTTGAGAAAAAAGAAACAGTGGTAAGTAATGAAGAACGTATCAATGACCTTGAAATTGCCGTTTGTGAATTATTTGAAACACTTGGAAACGCTGAATAAGAAAAGGAGAAATAAAATGATGGCAAAAGTTTATTTTAACAGATTGATTGTAGGAACTATTACATATGATGCAATTCCTGAAAAATATCAGGATAAAGCAAGAGAATATGGTATTGAGTATGTGAAAAAAGGAAAACTTCCTGTGGAAGAATACGAAATGCTGTATAAAGAGGAATATCCAGAGGGAAGTAATTAACTAAATGATACCATAATATTAATAATATTATTAAGGTTAATAAAATTAATAACAAAACATAGTAAAAAAGACAGGGGGTCGTTCAAACTCCCTTATCCTTTAGCCACTGGTCCATAGCCTTACGGACACACCAACTAACACTGCGTTCTTCACGGGAACAGTATTTTTTGATGCGTTCCATTTGCTCTGGATCGAAGCTGACGGATTGCTTGACAACCTTTTGGCCATCAGGTTTCTTTGGTCTTGTCATACTACCACCTCCGCACTTTTTATTATAATGGTAGTAGGTAATAGTAGCAAGAGGTTTTGGTGATTAATAGTATTGGCTTGCGGTAAATGCATGCTCTGTATTTTAACGAATATATGTTCTATTTTTCTTGCAATGTCGGATGAGATGATATATAATTTCATTGCATCACTTGAAGGAGGAGAGCTGTTGAAAGAGAAAATTTCGAAAGATATAAAACGAATTTGCAGATACATCAAATCTAAATGGCTATATATAATCTTAATCATTATTGCAATATTAATAAGGATTATAAATTCAGAAGCGCCACTGCTGTATCCATTTACTGAATGGACTTTTACAGAGCAATTATTTTTAAAACCAATTGATGGAAGCATTTCAGGAGAAATTTTATCTTTTTTAGATAATCTTGGAATGTCATTTCTTGCAAGTTTAGTCTTTTTGCTTATAAGCGTTACATTGCCTAATGTAAAGAAAAATAGTATAGCTAGAGAAGGTATAGAAGAGCATGTCAACTCGATATTGAAAAAAACAGAAAATATTACAACCGGTTGCCTTGGTGTATATGTAAGCAATCCAAAATGCCCTAAAAAGCCATTTTCGGAATATACAGATGAAGATATTAGATGGATTATTGAAAATGTTACATTTTACAAAAAGATATGCCTGATTGGAAAAGATTATGTTATAGGATATTATTTTATGTATGAAACGGCATTAGAGGTAACCAGGCTGGTAGAACATTTGAAGTTGAACTATCGGGAATATCTTAGTGCAGATGAAATAATGGTCCTAAGGGAACTAGAAAAATCATCTTATATTAGAAGATCACTGGAAAGACACATTGATTACACACAAAGTGGAAAACACAACATTCCGGAGGAAACCATGAATGAAATAAAGAAAAATTCTCCTGGAGTACAAGGATTAGGCGAATCCACATTTGTAGATTGTATAGTGCAAGAATCGGAAATAAAAAATGGAGTTGAATTATATAATAAAATAAAGCGAATATTTATTATATAACGAAAATTCTGTTTAAGAGAAGTTGATGTCACTTTTTGAAAAACCGAGACGTATAGAGCTTTAAATAAGACCTGCAAAGGTCTTATTTTTATACACATTTTTAAGAAAGGATGATGAAAATGAGAAAGAAAGTAACCACATTAATTCTTGCGGCAGTGATCACGGCCGCAGTATCCGTGCCGGTATGGGCCTGCACACCGCCATTGAATGTTAGCAACATCTGGGGAGATTTGACGCCGCCAGATGAAATCGAATATGAGCCAAGCGATGATGTAAAGGACGCGTGCTTTTTTGAACTAGTAAAATTGCTTATCTGCAAGTAAAAAAAATAGAAAAGAAAGATATACAAAGAACCGCAGGTTTGACATCTGCGGTTCTTTGTATTTAGGAAATTAACAAAAAATTCTTCTAAAAATTTGTGAATTTAAAAATATGTCATGATACTCATGCAAACAAAAAACGGAGCTGAACTCCAGACTCGCAATCAAACAGTTCAGCTCCTTACCCACAAAGGCATAAATAGTATAGCATATACTTCTGTCTTTGTGTAGCTGCAAAGGAGGAGTTTTTATGCAGGAGCAATTTGTTAATGAGTTCATGGCAAAAGTAACTGATCTGATTTCAGATGCCGATTTAAACATCGTGTATAAGCAATTAATGATTCATGTTTCTGAATATGATATCCAGAAAAAGAGTACAGAAGTAGCAATCTATGAAGGTTACCTTCCGGAGTGCTACGAGGTTTTCTTTGTAACGAGAAAAATCGAAGGCATGAGCATGAAATCCCTAGAACTTTACAACATGGTTCTGAGACATTTTTTCTATTGCCTTAATAAAAAGGTTGAAGAAATAACAACAAACGATATCAGGGTATATCTGTATAAGGTCCAACAGGAAAGACAGCTTAGTAACGCAACCCTGGATAGCAGACGCACAATCATACACTCGTTTTTGGAGTGGGCGGCAAATGAACAATACATAGGAAGCAATCCATGTCGTAGTATCCGGCCAATTAAATACGAACGTCCGAAGAGAAATCCTCTGACGGCGATAGAGCTAGAGATGCTTAGAAACACCTGCCAGACAATTCGAGATGCCGCGATCATAGAGTTTTTATATAGCACCGGTTGCCGCGTAACAGAGATGGAACGGGCAGATATTGCAGATGTAGACTTTGCCAAAAAAAGAAGTACTATTGTTCGGGAAAGGCAATAAACACAGAATCTCTTATATCAATGCCAGAGCTGAATTAGCATTGAAAAAATATTTAGAAATTAGAGAAGACGATAGTCCAGCATTATTTGTATCAGAAAGAAAACCTCATGGCAGGATTAAAAAGGCTACAATAGAAAAGCGTGTGCGCCAGCTAGGAGAAATGTCTGGAATAGGCAGGAGGGTGTATCCTCACTTAATTCGGCATACAACGGCTACAGACGGGCTATTCAGAGGAATGCCAGTGGAAGAGGTACAGAAGCTATTAGGACACGTAAATATCACAACTACGATGATATACGCAGAGGTGTCCGAAGAAAACACGAAAAATGATCATAAGAAATATATCGTATAAAGGAAAACAGCCCCTTGCGGAGCTGCTTTTTAAAATATGAAAAAAATCATGACCTTGAAAGGCAGGTCAATGATATTATCATAACATATTTTGTGTAATACACAATGGTATTTTTTAATACTGTTGTGTATTTTTTTATTCTCAAGGAGGTGAGAAAAGTGAGAATAGTAGCAACAAAAAACAGGAAAAGAAAAAAGAAATTCCCATGGAGAATCATACTGGATAATGGGCGAAAAATCCCGGTACCAAGCCAGTATAATTTTAAAACCGAATTTATCAGGCGACATGGATGCAGTTTAGTCGCCTTTTATATGGCCCTTAGATTTAAAAACATTAAAAAGAATATGCAGCAGTGTCTTGCATATTGCCGGAAACATTTAAAATGCGGTGCAAAGTATCCGCTGATGGAAATTGCGAGGGGAATCAATATGATCTGCTCGGGAAAGCCGGCTGTCTATCATAGAGTTATGAGCACTGACAGACTTGAAGCACATCTTAAGAAAGGACATATGATTTTATTCGAAGAGGGTTCACCAATCCACACTGTTGTTTTATTACAAGACAACAATGGAAAAGTGTGGAGGTTTTCGGACGGGCACAAAAACGTAACGACAGTCGAAAAAGAAAACAAGAAAAAATGTACGAACGAGAAGTACAGAGGAATAGTTATCGTGAAATAGGAGGAAAAGATTATGTTACATGAAGTTTTTAAATTATTAGCAGGAAATTCATTTTTTGAAATTTTGTTGATTGCAGTATTCCTGGATACAACTCTGGGAGTACTCCGAGCAATTAAGGAGCATAAGTTCAATTCCTGCGTGGGAATTGATGGAGCAATCCGTAAAGTAGCCATGTTACTCAGCGTAGGCTTACTGATGTTGGTAGATATCATCATGCATATCAATGTTTTGTTTATGGTTCCGGACAAATATATTCAACTGCTGGGCATTCAGAAAATGGGAGTGTGCGAATTTTTCTGCCTATTGTTTGTACTATATGAGGCAGTTAGTATCTTGAAAAATATGACACTTTGCGGTTTGCCAGTTCCGGAAAAGGTAAGAAAGTACATACAGAAATTTCTGGATGATATGACAGATGAATTACCAGAGGGGGGAAAGTAATAAATGAAGAAAATCAGTAATAAATGCTTGGATTTAGTAAAAGAATTTGAAGGCTGCAGATTAACGGCCTATCGTGATGAAGTGGGAGTTTGGACGATTGGCTATGGAATTACAAACAGTGACTTTAAGATCACGAAAAAGATTATTCGTAAAGGTATGAAAATCTCTAAAGCTACAGCAGAAAAATGGCTAAGTAAAGCTCTTACCAAAAAATATCTTCCGCTTGTTTTAAAATATGACAAGCAGTACGACTTTAATCAGAATGAGATTGATGCATTAGTAAGTTTTGCCTATAACATCGGCTCTATCAAACAGCTCACAGCAAACGGTACTCGTTCCAGGGCTACGATTGCGAGCAAGATGCTCCAATACAACAAAGCAGGAGGTAGAGTTTATAACGGACTCACCAGAAGGAGAAAAGCAGAGAGAGCATTATTTCTCGCAAAAGCAGCACCGGAAAAGAAACCGGTAAAAAAGAAATCAAATGAAACAATCGCTAAAGAAGTTCTGGCAGGAAAATGGGGTTCCGGAAAAGAGCGTAAAAAGAAACTAAAAGCAGAAGGGTATAACTATGCTGCTGTACAGAAAATTGTAAATAAGTTGTGTAAAAAATAATCCGGCACCCATAACAGATACCGGAAAAAAAGATTATACCATAGCATTTTTATATTTTTTTGAGGGGCAAAAAAGGGGCAGAATATGAAATTATATGACTTAATTAACATAAGTTTACCCTATAAAAGAGCTTGTATTTAAGCCATTTTTAAACCATATGTAATTTTTTTTGCAAAATAAGCAAAAAAATGTTTTTTTATTTAAAAGCAAAAACTATTGTTTCTAATAACTTTTTCATATTTTCCCATTCTTCCGCTACGAAAATAGTATCTCTATTTTGAATTTGATTACGCATTTTGTGAAATTTATGTTTTATATCATTTTTATTAGAAATCACTCCCTGATACAATGCTTCTTCAATACCATTTGCCTTTTTAATTCGTTTTCTAGACTCCCATTCGATGGGATAATATTCTCCGTTAGACTTAATAATAGATTCTGGCAAATACAACTCAATAGATGCCGCTTTTCTATTAATATCATCAAGCACCATAGAGCCATTAGGTGCAATAGTTGGATACTTACGAAATATTTCAAGTTCTGGATACAATAATATTCTAAAATTATCTGGCCAGTTCTTCACTTTATTTAGTAACGAGCATTTACTAGCGTATCCTTCTGCATCATTATCAAAAATTGCAATAAATTTGGATCTGATTTTAGAAAAATAAAAAGTCTCGAGATTTTTAATTATAAATGACGTTCCTCCCTCTCTTTTTCCACCATTTTTTCCATCAAAATCCATGAAATAGAATAAGTCAGAAAGATGAGGGTACAAATGTGACATTGCAAATTCAAGAATATCTTTGTCACTTGTTCCTTCAACAAGAACAATTATTTTTTCAATATCTTCCGTTGCTTCCAAAGCCTTTGGTATACAATCATCTGCCCATAATTCCAAATTGGAAAAATCTAATTCTATCTCTGCATCATTTGAACAACATTCCAGTATAAGCCTGTATATATATGCATAATGGATTATCTCGGGATTTAATGCATAAAATGATTCACTATCTTCCTCCTTCAATGCATAAAATATAACCTTATCACATTCCGTAGTAATTCCAATATCATTTAGTGTTCCACTAAATTGTATATTTCCATTTGCCACTTCATAGCTTATAATTTTTTTCATGGCATTTTTCCATTTTCTAAATGAAACATTTTTCTTAATTCTTATTTGATTTCTCTTATCCTCTTCATCATAATCCCCAAACAAATGATATAAAAAAGATGAATAATCTACCGCCTGAGTCATCTTATCATTAAATATTTTTTCCATATTGCTAAGACTGAAACCATATGCATCTAAACGTTCTTTTGCACATTGTACGGTTGTTTTATAAAGATATTTAGTATATGTACCTTCCTCTTCATCACAATCATCTACATTTTGATTAGGGATTACAACTAGATCATTTTTTGAGAAAAATAGTCTCACAATATCTTTATCTAAATAATTTCTAAACCAACATAATGATAACTTTCCAATTTTTATTTCTGCATACTCACTCATAACCATATCCACTCTTTCTGATTTTCATGATTTTTCCATACATTCTATTTTTATTTATTATCATATCATAAAAAATAGAGTTAATGTATATATTTTCATATTCATACATTAACCCTATATACTCTATTTGTGAACTTCTGAAACCACACTACAATTTCTAGTTTCTTTTAAGTTATATTATATAATTCATTACTTCCCTTTTACTTTTCTCACAAAAAAACTGAATAGATACCCTATCACATATCCCACTGCCCGAACTAACAACCAGATTGCAATAAAACTGCCGAATAAACTTCCAACAATCACGCATAGTGCCATCATCCCAAGTATTCCTGATAAATCCCAATGCCACGGAATGATGAAAAACATATATGGGATTCCTACCGGAACACCATATACCAGCATCAGCCGGAACCAGTCAATTTCTCCATCTACCAGATACAGATACTTTCCAAGCCATCCGATCAATGCCAGCACAGTTATCATCAATACCCCTTTATACATAAAATTTTTAAATGTCATGCACCCTTCGCTCCTTCCGTATATTCTGAGATCACCTTTTGTAAAACATCATCAAATTTTAAAATTACTTCGATCCGTTTTTTATCATACACATACACCGTATCAATCATCGTATCTATAATCTCTTTGGTCAGCTTTTCTCTTTCTATCTGTACCTCCAACTGTTGGACTGCTGTTCTTATCCGGCTTCTGTATCGTTCTTCTTCAATGATCACACTGGCAAGTGCTTTTTGTTCGGATTGTATCTTTTCGATTTTTTCTGTCAGCTGTTTCTTCACTGTTATATATTTTTCTCTGCTAAGTACGCCTTCTGCATAAGCTTCATACTGATGGATACGTTCATTTTTTAGTTTTTTCAGTTCCGATTCCAACACCCTTTGTTGTCTTTTCCCTGTAAAACTATTATCCGTATATTTTTCTTCGGATTCTCTTTGCACTGAATCCAATATCCTTAGTATCCTTTTTAAGGAATACCAAATATGCCCCTCTATCACAGATACCGGATACGCATCTTCAGAACAATGAGAATATCTTCCTGCCTGAGCTTTATGGGGACAATATACTTTCGGATGAATACCGCCATCTGTATAAGCTAATGACCTGTGGCAGTTTCCACACCGCACTTTTCCTTTCAGAAGGAAGTCTTTCGCACCACGATATTCTGGCTTTGTCATAAACATAATAGATGCACTTGCCACTTCATACTCTTCTTCCGTAATGATTGGTGGATTGATATTCTTTCGGATAACGACATCTCGTTCTGCTGTCTTTCTTGTTACTTTACTTCCAACCGCTACTGTATGCCGCCTTCCCATAACTAAAGCACCTGTGTACTCAAATCTTCCAAGAATTGTACGGATCATTCCGGTATCCCAAACAACTTCCTTATCTGGCATTTTATAATTCCCCTGCCGCAGCAATCCGTTCATCTGATTATATTTTCCAGGTGTCGGCACCTTCTGCTCGTTCATGTAATAGCAGATCTGAGAAGTATTGCAGCCTTCCATCGCTTTATCAAATATCATACGGACATATTTACCTGCTACCGGATCTATTTTCCAGCATCCATGCTCTTCATCTTTTAAATAACCAAATGGAGGTTTCGAGCCTGTCCATTTTCCGTTCTTCCATTTCACTTTCAAGGCACTCTTTAACTTTTTGGATATATCCTTGCTGTAAAGATTGTTGACAAGATTATTGATTGCCATATCTAATCCCATCGTTTTTCCTATGTACTCTTTACTGTCATAATTATTGTTTAATGAAATAAAGCGGATTCCCAGGAGTGGGAACACTTGCTCCAGATAATCTCCAACTCCAATATAATCTCTCCCAAATCGTGAAAAGTCTTTTACAATGACGGTATCTATTTTTCCTGCCTTCGCATCTTCTATCATTTTCTTAAATGCCGGACGTTCAAAATTCGTTCCGGAATATCCATCATCCACATATTCTATGTATTCATCACTCATGTCCTCTCTGTCAGTGATAAAATTGACAAGAAGCGATCTCTGGTTATCAATGCTGTTGCTTTCATCTTTATTTTCTTTCCCTAAATCTCCATCTACTATAGAGAGTCTTAAATACAATCCATTAGCCAATCTGAACACCTTCCATTTCTTCTGCTATCTGCTGGAATTCATCCTTACATTTGAAGCACACATGGATACTCCCATCTGCATATACTTCTATATATTCCACCAGTTCTTGTACAAGTGCCTCATTATATTCTCTTTTATCCAGATATTTTTCCATATGATTTACCATATCCATATATCGGTTTGCTTTCTTTTCCAAGATCCTTTGATTCTGTTCTTGTACCTGAAGCTCTTCCCGGAGATTTTGGAGTTCTCCTATATAGCGTTCCTTCATCATATCAAAATCATCTTTATCCACAATACCTGCTACATAATCTTCATATAGTCTTGTATTGCGTTCTTCCGTCTGTGCGATCTTACGCTCCAATGTCCTTACCTTTGCCGCTGCTTTATAAAAAATATTGTTTTCTTTTGTTGCACTTTTCATTTTCTGCAAAAGCAATTTTCTGTCACACATACTCTTGATCAAAATCTGGATCTGATCCATCACAAGGATCTTGAGTAAGTTTCCTTCTATCAAATTTCTGGAACATTGTTCATTCCCACAATAGTAATCGCTTCCCATTTTTTCATTGGTTGTATAATTATGAGTATATCGTCTGAAATACATAACGTTTCCACACTCGCCACATCGGACCATTCCCGGAAAACTATCCTGATACTTTTCTCTGTCCTTCATACATCTGGACTGGCGTTTCTTCGTTACCTTATGAATCTCTTCTCTGCTTTCCTGCAATTCCTCATAATCATCCCTCGCAACCAGCGGAGTATGCATATCTTTCTGCACATCCCACTCTTCTGGTACTGTACGATACTGTTTCACTCCTTTGTACAAAGATTGTTTCAATTTTCCTGTGACAATATCTCCTGTATAGGTTGGATTTTCTAATATTTTTCTGACAGTTCCTCCATTCCACTTTGTCTCCTCAAGTGGCACTCTTGCTATCTTTCTTTTTTCTTTCTGTCCGGGTGTCGCAATTCCCAACAGGTTCAGCCTGTCAGCAATTTCTCTTTTACTGACTCCCAGCAATGTCCATTGGAATATCATACGCACAACCGGGGCAACCGTTTCATCTACGACCTGTCTTGTTTTATCCTCAGAACGGACATAACCAAATGCAACCTTAGATAACGTAATATTTCCGTTCCGCTTTTGTGCTTCCTTTGCCGCCAGGATTTTTTTAGACATATCCTTTGCATACATGGCATTTACCATGTTTTTGATGGGAACACTTATATTTTCCCTGTCCTCCTTTCTGGAGCTATCATAATCATCCGTAATCGCAATAAAGCGTACATTTAACTTTGGCAATATAGTCTCCAGGTAATATCCTGTTTCCAGATAGTCTCTGCCGAATCTGGACAAATCTTTTACAACGATACATTGCACCTTGCCAGAACGAACATCTTCCATCAATCTCATAAATCCGGGACGTTCAAAATTTGTGCCTGTAAATCCATTATCAATGTATACCTCTTCCAGTCTCAGATCCGGATGCTCTTCTATAAATCTTTCTACAAGCATCTGCTGCACAACTAATGTTTCATCCGTTTCATTTCCTCCGTTTTCAACAGACAGACGAATATACGCAGCCGTATCCAGTAAGTTTTCTTTTTTGACAACCGTTTGTATATTAGATTCTACGTTTCTGTTTTTTCTGCTCTTTCTTGCCATCCCTATTCCTCCATCCATTCTGCTGGAAAGTATTTTTTCCATTCCTGCTTGGATAAACATACCTGCACTTCTTTAAAATCTCTTATCAATACTTTCTCAATCCATTTATTGATATGCTCTGGCTGTAGTTCTTTCGGAAGATTCTCTTTCTTAAAAGTCTCTAACCATTCATTTTTATTGCTATATGCTTTTTCTATAACGGATACCTCTTTCATAAGTTCACTGAAATCTCCATCATACATACGAAGCTGATCCCGTATTTCTTCTTTTCCCACCAGATATTCTTCTTCATTGATTTTTCCTGTCTGGTAGTTCTGATATAATGGAATACGCTCTTTTTCCACTTGCTCCATCTCTTCAAAGATTGTCCACGCTCTTTGTGAATACTGCTTCAACCATTCATATTTTTCTGATTCTGCTTCTCTGGCTGACAGTTTCTTTTTTATCTGTTCTGCCAGTTCCATTTCTCTTTGTATGGCTTTTCTTACTTCAGCAATCACGGTTTCAAAAGAAATGTAGGTACTTTTATCTCTTGGAAGCTGATTCGTCCCACTTGCGAAAAGAAAAACCGTTTCCCCCGTTTTAAAATTTCTCTGTGATATTTTTCTTCCTGTCTCGGCATCAAATATCTTTTTTACAAATAATCCATTTTTACCTGGTCTTGTTTTTCTTGGCTTCTTTCTCTTATCGAGAATCTCCTGCACTTTTTCAAACATGCCTTCTTCCAAAATAGGAGCTATAGGAAGTGTACAAATTTTTTTGTTGATCGTCTTTTGCCAGTAACCAGCATACGCTGTGCATCTAAGGATTCTCTTTACAGAGCAGAATAACCATTTATTGTCATATGTCGGCCATACCTTATGACCGACTCGTGCATTATGCACCATCGGAGATTCTATTCCACTGTCATTTAAAATTTTCACTATATTTGCAATCGGCATACCATCTAATACCATCTGAAAGATCTCCCGCACAACAACTGCCGCTTCTTCATCAATAAGCAATTCCCTGCGGTCATCAGAAAGAATGTATCCATACTTTTCATCATGCACGGTATAAAGTCCCTCCAGCTGTTCTCTGACTGCATACTCTCTCATGCCTTTTAACTGAACTGCCACATACCTAGCTTTCTTTATATATTCATATAATTCTTCTTTCGTTTTTCCAATGCTGATAAATTCGTCCTGTACAACTGCAAAATGTATTCCTGCCGGGACAAATGTTTTTACTAAGACATCATCTGCACAGGATATTGTCCTTCCGCATCTGTCAATGCTGTCTACAACTACCATATCAAATTTGCGGTCGATCCCATCTTTTGTCAGTTCTTCAAAAGCTGTGTTCTCTTCTGTATCTTTTTTTCTGTCACAATACTTTGCAGATAATGTCCATCCCTGTTTTTTCAGGTATTCCTTTATATGCTGGTCCTGTTGTTTTATAATATCTGCCGGAATCTTTCCGTCCTCTTTACAGGAAGTCGTTCTGGTATAACTTACGCACCGCATACAAATTCTCCTTTCCGTTCCTGCCGCTCACGTATGATCTGCACTGCTTCTATCATTTCCTGCATCTCGTCACTATACTTGAACTGAATCTCAATCTGCTCCTTGCTGTATACAATGATCTGCTCTATCAATGTAACAACTGCTTTCCGGTCAAGGCTTTGGATATTTTTATATTTTTTGAAATCCTCTATCCATGGGTGCATCCGTTTTTCTTCCGCAGATAACTTTTCTTTCTTCTCTTCCGTTTCCTGTTTTGCCTTTTCTGCTTTCTGCATCTTCTCTGTGAATCTCTGATTATATTCATGGTACTCTTCTCTGCTGACAATACCGTCTACCATATCCTGATACAATCTCGCCTTTAAGTCTTTATATCTTTCCACTTCCTCATAAAGTGACATTAACTGCTGTTCTAAAGACCGGCTCTCCACTTTCTTGTAAGTATCCATTCCATTTTTCTTGATGATCTCTTCTGCTTCGGTCAATAATGCAATCTGCTTTTTTACAGAATCCAAGACAACTTCATAAATCATTATTTCACTGATCAGATGGGAACTGCATCCTTCTTTGTTCTTATAAGTGGAGCAATGATAATAACAGTATTTTTTTCCTTTCTTCGTTGTGCTTCGCTTGACCATGTTCTCACCACAGTCCCCACAACGTACAAATCCAGAAAACAAATAAACGGATTTTCTTTTCGGAGCGATCCGGGTGTCTATTTCCAACAGACTTTGTACATATTGAAAACTCTCTTCTGGAATGATTGCTTCATGTGTATTTTCTACTCGTATCCAGTTTTCTCTTGCTATAGGAGAACTTTTCTTCACCTTATAATTAATCTTTCGGTTTTTGCCCTGAACCATTGTGCCTATGTAAAGTTCATTCTGCAAAATACGGTTGATGGAAGTGACTGCCCATTTAGGATCAGAACCGGAACGGAATCCGCTGTTATAATTCATCCCCCGGCTTCTCTTATATTCCAATGGCGGCAAAACTCCCATTTCATTTAATTGGGCTGCTATTCTTTGTGAACTGTACCCATCTATTTTCAGATTAAAAATAAGCCGTACAATATCTGCCGCATATTCATCAACAATAAGATGGTTCTTATCTTCTGGATCTTTTAAGTATCCATAAGCTGCAAAGTTACCAATAAACTGCCCATTTTTTCTTTTTACATCTAACTGACTTCGGATTTTAATTGAGATGTCCCTGCAATAAGCATCATTGATAAGATTCTTAAACGGAACAATGATCTGATCTGCATCATCCGATCCTGCAGCACTGTCATAATGGTCTGTGATTGCGATGAACCGTACACCCATAAATGGAAAGATCTTTTCCAGATACCTTCCTGTTTCAATGTAGTTTCTTCCCAATCTGGATAAATCTTTTACGATGATACAGTTGATCTTCTTCCTTTTCACATCCTCAAGCATCCTTTGGAATGCCGGACGGTCAAAGTTTGTTCCACTGTATCCATCGTCGATATATTCCTCGACCAACTGAATCTCTTTGTGCTGTTTTACAAAATCGTTAATGAGACTTCTTTGATTGCGGATACTGTCACTCTCCAGTTTGTCTCCATCCTCTCTGGATAACCGAAGATAATCCGCTGCTAAAATAGACTTTTGATTGAAATACATAAAGCCATCAACCTCCTACTTTACTCGCTCTGTGGCGGTGTAAACCAAGAAATTCACGGCTCCTTGAATGCTTTTAAATTTTGACCCACATCCATATTAACATAACTTCTGGATTACTACCATACCTTTTTCTTTCTTTTTTCGATTATTTTTTTCTGGACGATTTTTCTTTTACATGGAGATACATCTGCTCAGGCTTTCTTCCAACGAGCATTTTCCTGCAAAGCTGATCTTCACAACTACCCCATGTGATTTATAGCAATACGGATTTTTAATCTGCTTGATATAATCTGCAATTCTTTCTGCCTGCGGTAATTCTTCATGAATCTCCACATCATCCAGCTCTACTAACGTATTTCTATCTACGGTACGGATGTCCACTGCTGCCATTTCCTGCAATTCTTCCAGTGTAGGCATTTCTATATTTTTCATCTGGCTACCTCCTGTGATCTCTCTTTTTCTACTAATCACAGCTGGCAGAGGGCAAAATGTCAGATGAATTTTCACTTTTTTTATTTTTTTATATTTTTACCTGTCTTTTTGATGTCTCCCACGCATGATTATGGGAAGGGATTCTCTCTTAGAGCAAGTTTCGCAATGTAGCACAATAACCCCTTCCGGGGTTACTGGCCACTTGCAACTTGATGGGGATTTCGTTTCCCCATACCCTCGACCGCAATCAAAGATATGCGTATTGGTTCCCATTGTCATGGTCACAGCGTGATGATTCTACATCACTTGTTTTCACAGCAAGCTGTAAAACTTTCTCTTTCCCGTGCGGAGCCTTTATGCAGAAAGGAGCATTTAATGACAAGACCAAAAAAAGATGAATCACTTGCCAAGACCAAAGACGTTCACCTGCGTATGAGCGAAACAGAATATGAGATTCTTTTTGAAAGAGCCACTGCATCCAACATGACTGTTTCTGATTTTATACGCAATGCCTTGAACAGTCAGAATGTTATTATCAAATATGAAATCACTGCAGATGTTCCAGAAATAAAAAGACTGATTGGGGAATTAGGTAAGATAGGAAGCAACCTCAATCAGATTGCCCGATATTTTAATCAGGGTGGAATTATCTCCTCAGAAATGAGAACAGAGATAAAAAAATCTCTCCGGGATATTTATGAAATGAAATATGAAGTGATGAAAATGGCAGGTGATTTTCGTGGCAGTAATTAAACATATCGCAAGCAAAAACTCTGACTATGGAGAATCGGAACGCTATCTTATCTTCCAGCACAACGAGTATACGCAAAAACCGATTCTTGATGAAGAAGGTCATATGATACTGAGAGAAGAATATTATCTGGATGGTCTGAATTGTGATCCATTCTCTTTTGTATCTGAATGTCAAGAACTGAACAGTTACTATCATAAGAATAAAAACTTCAATGAGATAAAATCTCACCACTATATCATCAGCTTTGACCCAAAAGATAGAGAGGAATGTGGACTGACTGGTGAACGGGCACAGCAACTTGGGCTGACCTTTGCAAAGAAAAACTTCCCCGGTCATCAGGCTTTAGTCTGTACTCATACTGATGGGCATAATGAAAGTGGCAATATCCATGTGCATATCGTAATCAACAGTCTCCGTAAATATGATATACCATGGGAACCCTATATGGAATTTGACTGTGAAGCAAAAGCCGGATACAAGCACCATCTAAGCACAGCATACCTTACCCATTTAAAACAGGAAGTTATGGATATGTGTAAAAAAGAAGGACTACATCAGGTTGATCTGCTCACTCCTGCTGAAAGAAAAATCACCGAAAAAGAATACTGGGCACAATGCCGGGGACAGGAAAAATTAGATAAGCTGAATCAGAAAATGAAAAAAGATGGAATCACACCGAAAGAAACTCGTTACCAGACAGAGAAACAATTTCTCCGTGACGCTATTGATGATGCTGCAAGTACCGCCAGATCACCAGAAGAATTTTCAAAAATCCTTGATAAAAAATATCACATCATCTTCAAGATCAGTCGAAACCGGTACAGCTATCTTCACCCTGGCAGAAAAAAATATATCACTGGAAGGAATCTCGGAACACGATATGAAGAAGATTTTCTATTACAGGCATTTAAGGAAAATGCAAAATCACTCTCTGATAGGAAAATGGAAATTGAAGAACCGCAAGTTCCAAATACTACAAAAGATTTGCAGGCAACACTCGCTCCTGATACTTCCGATATTCCTGTACCGTTCATTTTCATCAAATCAGATCTCCGACTTGTGATAGATTTACAGACCTGTATCAAAGCACAGCAGAGTGAAGCCTATGCTCAAAAAGTCAAACTCTCCAATTTGAAACAGATGGCTCAGACTGTTGCCTATATCCAGGAACATGGATACAACTCTCTTGAAGATTTCCATACCGCACTTGACCAGGCATCCGATCAGACCAGTGCCATCAGAAAATCATTAAAGGATACAGAGCAGCAACTTAAAAATATAAATGAGCAAATACATTTTACCGGACAGTACCTTGCATATAAAAACGTATATGCCGACTACCGCAAAAGCCGCAATAAGAATAAATTCTACGAAGAACACAGGGCAGAACTTTCCCTTTACGATACAGCTCTCCGAACACTGAAAGAAAAATCCAATGGAAATAAGCTGCCTTCCATGAAAGCCCTTTATGCCGAAAAAGACCGGCTTACTGAATTGCTAGATACACAACGGGAAGATTTTTCTAACCGCCGGGATTATGAACGGGAGCTTCGTACCGTTTCTGCTAATATTGATATGATCCTTGGAAAGAGTCACGAGCAGGAACAGCAGATCGAGAAAGAGCAGAATTTATAAATTTCCTGTTTTCATGCTTTCCAAAAAGAGGTATTATATAAAAAAACGCAGGAGGTATATTCAAATGAAAGCACATAAATATTGGTCACTTGGTGCATTGGCAGCCATGATTGGAACCTTTTATACCGGCTATAAAAACATGAAAACGGCTCACAAATATTTTGCTTGCAGCTCTCTTCTCTGTATGATTATGGCTATCTACTCTGGTCATAAAATGATTTCTGGTAAATCCAGAAAAAAGAAAGATCCTGTTTCGGAAGAATCTGCTGAATAATCAGAAAAAGGAGCTTTTCCATGTGTGAAGAAATAGAAAAGATGCTGTTGGAAAGTTCACAGGAAACAGCTGTAAAAATTGCAATGCATATGCTCTCTTCCGGAAAACTAACCCTTGAAGAAATCGCTTATTTTACTGGCTTGTCCATTCATGAACTAAAAAATCTGAGTACATAAAAATGACTCCCCACGCACACCGTCGATACAATGTGTCATGGGGAGTCTTATTATACCAATTTCAATGCTATATGTTCTATGTCTTTCTCCAATTCTTTTAAATCATCTGTCCATTGATCTGATTCTATAAGAATATTTTTTATTCCACTATAAGTATCATCATTCAAAAGATTCGTTGCTTTTGTCGCTGAATAAGACATATCTGGCAAACATTCTTCCATTATTTTTCGTAATCTGTTTTTATACTTCTGTTTAAATCCATCTTCTTTCAAATCATTCTCTATTTCTATTAGTCGTTCCTCTAATGATTCCCATTCCTCCATTCTCGGAATCATTACCCTTTCAATATCATTGAGTCCGATCACATCAATCGTGTTTTCTCCAATTCCTTCAGAATCAATCGCTTTAAATCTAAACCGATTAGCATTCCTTATTCCAAGATATTCTCTTGGCTCATTCTCACATGGATTGACAATAATCTCTTCACGATTATTTTTCTTTCTATTACATCGCAAACAAGAAGGAAAAAGATTTTCCCATTCTACAACTTTATCTGGATGTTTGGACTTCGGTAAGAAATGATCAATCGTTGCATCTTTTGATTCTATCTCCAGCCTGCACTCACAGTAGGAACATTTTTTATGACTCATCTCAAGCATAGCTTCTTTTAATGGTTTTTTAATCTCCGGTGAATTCCAAACAGCCTTATCATTATCCTCTGCATACAGCCTTTTTAATTCTTCACAGACTTCATCTGTGAGTTCATCTGGTCTTTTCCCTCGTTCAAGCTTTATCATCTGCTTCAATCATCTCCATATCCAATTTTAAAATCTTGCTTTCACGGCTGCCCGGACTCACCATTTCTTTTAATTCTTTATAAAGTGTTTTTGCTTTTTCATAATTCTCATCATCCATAGCAGACGAAAATTCTTCCAGGTACTGATTAAAAATGGCTGTTTTAGGCTCTACACCCATCTTGTGTTCCTGGATAGCCTCTATGCTCCAACCTTTATAGCTACCTTCTTCTTCTGCGTACTGCATTGTTTTAATATCAAATAACTCTTCTGCATTTAATGACTGAATAACAAATGGTGAATGCGTTGATACAATAAACTGGCAATTAGGAAATGTTCTTTTTAAATCATCAACTATTTCTTTCTGCCACTTTGGGTGTAAATGCAAATCTAGTTCATCTATTAAAATAACAGCATCTTCCTCTAATGGATTTTGAGAATCCGGATTCGCCATGGACAATCTTTTTGCAATATCTGCAATAACTGATAAGACTGCTTTATACCCTCCGCTTAACTGATCAATCTGAAGATCTACCCCATCTGCATTCGTCATCACCATTCTGGCCGGTGCCAACTCGATTCTTAAATTGGAATAGCCCTTTATCATTCTTTCCAGAGCTGTTCTGACACAATTTAATTTAGGATTTTTATATCCTGAATTCTCTCGGAGTCCCCGAAGTTCAATATCTTCTTCTGTCTTGAACCAATCATAAAAGTCTCTAAAATAGTTGACATTGTCAAAGCAATTTCTGAGTGCATCTGTTACCTGAAAGTTTTTTATATGGCCTCTCTGCGGCACTTCTCGTATAATCCTATCTGTCCCATAGTAAAGAATTAACGGCAACTTTCTCTCTTCAACACATTGCGAATATTTTGCCTTTAATTCTTTTAAAGACTTGACATCTTCAACTTTTACATCTCCATTATTTTCAAATGGCTGCTGTGATGAAAGTCTACGTCTATTTGTCCAGACATATTTTTCACCATCCAATGTTATCCCTAGTGTAACTGTTGTACCATTGGCTCCATTTCTTATATCCTTATTTGCCAGATCACATTCTTTCATTGCTTCTGCATTAATTGTTCTCAATACCGGTACAAATCCTTTTGTGATTCCTTCCAGGATCGTTGTCTTTCCGCTACCATTATCACCAATCAACGCAACAAAATTCTTATTTTTAAACCTAATTCTTTGTTTTTGAATACCTCTAAAATTCGTTAATTCTATAAAATCGACCTTCACAGCGTCACCTTCTTCATTTAAATATATATTGATTATATCTTACCACTCTCCTGGCTGCAAGGCTTACTATCTTTAATAAGAATTTTTATTGGGCAAATGAAGAGAAACTTTTGCACTAAACAATATCGGCATCTTGCTATTTTCTCTAATAAGCATATAATATCAAACAAAGGGGGATTTTTAAATTGTGTGATGAAATTGAAAAGATGAAAAAAACAGAGCGTATCAAAATTGCACAACGTATGCTTTCTTCCGAAAAATTTACTTATGATGAGATAGCATATTTTACCGACCTTACTTTGGAGGAAATCAAGACTCTGACAAATAATCAATTATTTAGCTAAAATTAAAAAGACCCTGCATTAACAGAGCCTTCTACGTTTTCTTTTAAGAATTATCATTTTCTGTCTAATATCCTGCTTCTCTATATCTTTTCCGCTAATTTCTGAGTTTCACTTTTTCCATGGTATGGAACAATTTCAATTACCTTTAAATAATATTTTTCAATTCTACTCAACCTATTTTGTATTGGTTTTAAATTTTGAGTTATCATTGCCAAAACTTCTTTGTAATCATTAGCCAACAAAATTTCTTCACTCCATGTAGGAAACTGATCATTCATATATTTTAAACAACCGTCTATGGTATATTTTGCCCTAATAATAAATTCCTTGTATGCAACATCACTATCTAAAAATGCCTGTGAACTGATGATCTGCTCAAAACAATTTGATAATTCATCTATTGTTTCCAAATAGAATTCCTTATTTACCGTCCCTCTCTGGTTATTATTAAGGGTATATTCAAATTCATGGAACTGGCATACTCCTTCATCTTTAAAAAATTGTTGCCACGCCACTATATATTGATTAATTATATAAATTTCATGTCTATGAGCAAACGAAAATACTGACAAATTTCTTTTAACTCTTTTCTTCTCCGGTAGATGTACTTGAACCAGATAAAATATGTACGCAGCAATAAGGCTTATTCCTATATTATAAGTAGTTTTATCTCCAGTTGGATCTGAAAAAAATAAATTACGAAAAATTGAATTATCTACTATAAGAGGAGCTGTTGATCCACGAATAACCCAAATTACACCAATAAATAAAATCATTGTGAGTTTTAATAGTGTTTTTTGGTAATCAAATAGAATCAAATTTTTTATAAAATTATATTTTTCTCTCTTCATTTTTTTCTCTAAAATAATCTTTTTCTCCATCTATATTTTCCTTTTCTCTTTACAACAGAGTGTCTTGTGACATTCCCCTTCATTACTGTCTAATCCTAGTATAAAATTTATCATATCATATTCTTTTCCATTCTCCCAATCACAGAAAAAACCATTCATTACAGTTACCGGACGTACATTCAAATTGTCTGTCAATTTAACCAGTACACCTGTAATAAATCCATAGAAACTGACTACTGCATAATATCCATTTTCTTGTTTCAAACAAATTACAGAATGAAGATACTCACCATATTTTTCTTTATAATACAAAGAGTCAAATGTTTTTGCCAGGGGATTTTCTGGACACAAACTTACATAATCATTTATATTTTTACCAGATATAATTGCTTCTCGTATGCCATCAAAGCACTCATTAAGCATAAATTCTTTTCCATTTAAATATGTCGATACATTGAACGCAACCTTTGCACAAAAGCGAAAAAATTTATTCATATCCATTGCATAGTTAATTTCAAATTTGGGATTTTCTTTTATAACTTTATATCCTTGTGATTGATCAATATTCAATTCCTTATCCTTAATTTTATCCACGAATTTATTTACTTCTTGTTTAATAATATCTTCTTCTAACACAGAGTTATAAGCTAAAAACCATTTTCCCTTATGATTGCCCAGAATTTTTTGATTCTCTGGTATTCTTGAATCTAAAATACAAATCGTCTTTTTTATATCTATCTTCTTTAAATCTTCCCAAAATTGGCTTGCAGATCTGCCTACATTATTCTTTTGATCTCCATCGACAACCATTGTTACTTTATTACTATCGCTATTTATATCTGTTTCCAAAATACATTGCATAATTTGTTTGGGCTTTCCCATTAATATATATCCTAATGATGCTCTTCCATTTTGAGAACACATTACACTTATCTTTGCACTTCCTGCTTTTTTGGGATTTCTGCTCCCTCTTTTTCCTGGTCCTAAAAACATTCTGTCAATATTTATAAAAGACTCCATAGCTGCATGTTTTTCAATTCCCGAAAATAATTCATTTGCCTGATCTGATACTACTCCCTGATCTAACATTTTCTTGCCACCCAAAAAAGCTGGAATTATATGTTCCTGTTTCTCAAATCTAAGACCTTCTGCATCTTTATAATAAACGCACATATTTTCTAAAGTATTTTTTTTCATAATACGCCTCCGATACTTTTTCAAATATTTTGTAATCCTTTTTTCAACTTAGTTTTTCTGCTCTCACTTTACATAAATCAAATAAGAAATTTATCCTGTCAATAACAGATAGTGCTGTTACCGACATTAAAAAACCTTTATTATACATATCAGATTTTTCTCTTAAATACCTTAACATATTAATATTTTCAATCTGCGTCTTATTCAAATTTTCAACATCTTTTCTAATTGCATTATTGTCCTTATTGTTAATATAAATCATCAGCTTCCCCCATATACCTGCTATTACATCCGAAACTTGAATTAACACATTCGACTTTGAATCAACATACTCCATATTATTTAACTGCTCCCCAAGATATGTTGGCACAGAATCTTTTTCAGTTGCTTGAATCTCTGTCTCTATATCATATATGTGCATTGCATTAAAATATTTTCTTGGACCGTCATAATAAAATATCTCAAAACTTTCTTGCATTACATAGTCTGTATTTCCTTCAAGAAATACTAATTCATCGCTTTGTTCTGCACGTTTTATCATTCCTGTAATAAACTTTTCTTCCAATGTTTGCTCACATCTCAGCGGGAATAATTGCAGTAATTCTGAAATAAATCCAGATATTTTATCTTTCTTTATATTAGGAAATTCATATCGAAACATTATATTTTGCAGTTCTTTCTCTTTTCCATGAAGCATTTCATAAAATGTATTCTTTATAGAAAAATAATTAAATCCCATTTCATCAATTTCTTCCGGTAACATTATAGAATCAATAATTTCAACTATTGCGTAATATAAATTATTTACATGAGTATAATGTATAAATAACCCTTTTTCATTTATCCACTGAAACAAGTACCCCACACGTTTTCTACTCATACATCCTAAAAAATCACCTTTTGAAAACTGATTTTTAAATTTTATCTCTGTAACATTCTTTTGCAATTTTAATAATCGAGCCAATTCTTCAAATGAAACATCTAATTCCTGTTTTGCTACCACCCCTGCGAGAACAAAATCTTCATATGGATTTACATTAAACTCTTTTTCTAAATTTTTTTGGTTCGTTCTGACCCAAAATTTTCTGCAGTTATTACTTTCATCATAATAAAAATGGCACTTAATATCCGTTTTAAATCCTTGCATTGCATACCATTCTTGCTCAACCTCACGCATCCTCTTTTCATCGCTTTGACAATTCATAACTCCACCTCTCTCCAAAGCCTATCTGATAATAAAAAAAGCCAGTCTAAATTTCTTTAGACTGGTTATAATTTTCATTCTGCAATGTTAACGTGTTGTTTATAATAAATCAATTTTTATCCGTTATTAATTATTTATCAAGTCACAAATCTTACTGAACTTATCCGTTATATCAATCACCGCTTCTTTACCGTTATCATATGCTATTTCTACGGTTGCTATTCCAACGGTTTTACTCGATGTTTCAAATGACAATAATTCATCTAAGTTCATTTCCCAATAAAAGCTTGTTTCTTCTATGAAATTCTCTATCGTCCTTTTTCCAAGGTCATCTACCAATCCATAAATATATCCACAAGTCATTAAAACGGCCGCCAATGAGTTTCTCCTAATAAAGTCGCTATTAACTTTTCCTGCCATTCCGCCTCTATCGCATCCGAATACTCGGCTCATATCATGCTCCATACTAATTGCATAACTTTGTGCTCTCATCACTGCTTCTACCAT